ATACGCGTACAGGGAAGCACTGGGCTTTTCTGCGGTAAATTCAAATAGCTCCCCTAAACTGAGGAGTTTTGCCCCACCAATGGCCAAGGGTTCGGTTGCCAGGGTCAATGTTTCGCCAGAACCAGTCAAAGCGTCGTATTCATGCCCGGTTACATAAGCTGATCCAATCGCCACGGTTTTTAACAAACCGGCACTAGCCATTTTAATAAAAACAATATTGGGGAAGGCGATTAAATCCTCGTAAACCTCCGCGTTCCCCGCACCCAAAAGTGCTTCTAGCACCAAAGTTATTCCTAGTACGGTACCTTTCGGGTTATAAGCCATGGCCTTAATTAATTCCCGAAATTGGTCATCCCCGGAAAGTACAGGCAATCTATTGACTTTCAGATTGCGGCCAATAACACTTAGATCCTCGCCTTCCGCATACTCCACGAGCATCGCCCTGCGTAGGCGCTCGAGCGCGCTACGCGTACGGCTTATGTCAACAACCGTGCTGCCTATCCTATGTCGAATCGCCGCACCGTTTACAAAAACTCCCCCGGCGCGATACGTGATTCCCGTAAATGTTGTGTCGGTTTTCCCTGTATAATAATACACCACACCGTCTATCGAGATTTTCCCGGTATCTCCCCAATCTTCCGTAGTTTCGACTGGGAACGTCGTCGCGCCTGCGTCAATTACCGATGTCGATCTCGTGAGGCACAATCCACCTATCGCGTTGTCTTCTTCGCCTAGCGCGCTAGATGTTGCTTCCAGAATACCAAGGAAATCCCCCGCCGCGATTACCGCTTCCGGGGTAGCATCCCCCGATTCCGAAGATCCCCACGGTTCTAAAATTCCATAACCGCCTAATCCATAGCCAAGCACAGTCATTAAAACCCCCTATGGGACGGATCGAACCAATGGTGGGACTGTCCTTATTGGCGTCACTCCCCCGCTTGGTTGCGTTTCTGCCAACGGATTTAATACACCAGCATCACGATCTGTCATTTGCGTATCCTTTCTATACCGCGTCCTGCGGTACCGAGCCGTTCCAAGGCACCATGAAACAGCCCCATTTTACCCATAGCCTAGAGCCGTCCGCTGGGTACGTGTCTAAAGTGTCATGCGTTTGCTGCGCTAAATAAATATCGGCCAATCGTCCAAGAGCCCCACCTTTGGGATTGGTCGATTTAAACACACCTATGGGATTTACTGGGTGCCCGTCTATCGAACCTTGTATAGCGTCATTTTGCATTAACGGATTTGCGTTTGTACCCACAAAATTGTCGTAGCATTCACAAGTAGGGTACGCGCTTAACCACTCATCATACGGTTCCGCTGTTTGGTATTTGACGGCTATACTAGATCCATCAAAGTCTACTAATTTCGGTGTTTTGTCCACAGGTTCAAAAGCAAACGTAACACTATAATTATTTGCTAATCTAACAAATTTAATTGTCGAATTCCACGCAGAAGGCGTTTGCTGCATGTTTTCTAGGAAAGCCGTTTTACCCCCTGTTTCACCCGTCGTACTATTGCGTTCATGGACATAGATACGGGTTATTGTGTAATCTGCGGAAGTCATCACATTGATCACAAATTTTGTGTATGCCGAAGTTAATGTCGTGTATGTTGTGCCCGAATACCATATTCCACCATAATCAGTAGCCGTAGGATTAGTTGTTACCGTACCATCCGCCGCAATGGTGGCATCTGGGGATACATAAAATTCACATTTGTCAACAGTTGCGCCATCGGCGGCAATAATCAATTGTTGCCCGGTAAACACATTCTGTAGAACACACCAAGAATGCGCAGTACCATTTGGCGCAGCTACAATATCAGAAATATCATTCCACAAATCTAACGGTTCCACGCCACCTATATTCACAAAGTCAACACCATTACTTGAGGCTACTACCGTCCAAATCGTATTAGCACCGCCTAAATTCACTAAGCAGTTTTTCAGTTCCAACAATATGCGCTTTGCCTTATTGGTTGTGTTCGATTCGTAAAACAAGTTGTTCACATTAAAAATGTACGGTCCTTTTTCCAATGCTGGGTAACCCATAATTATACTCCTATGGCTCCTCTACCGGCGTAGAACCATTCCAAGGCACAAAAAAGCATCCCCACTTAATCCACTCTTTTCCGCCCCCCGATGGGTATGTGTCTAATGAGTCGTGCGCATTAGGTGCCCAGTAAATATCGCGTAATCGCCCCATAGGCCCACCGTACACACTGGATGAGTAGGCACTATACAGACCAATAGGACATATCGGATAACCCTCTTGTAATTCCAAATCAACATCGACGTGTATTAATGCGGCTGCTTGACCAGTGCCAAGTGCCCCATAACTTTCCATAGTTGGATAACAAGCAACCCAGCCAGCGTAAGGTGCATCCGTTTCTAAACGGATATACCAAATATTACTGTCCATATTTGCCAATGTAGGCGATTTTGACGAGGGCGTAGTGGATACCCCAAAAGCTGTATTAAGATACAACTTCGCTGTTTTATTTGCTGACGTCCAAAACGATGGAGCATTAGCTACCTCCTCAATAAGTCCTATCCACCCGCCCGCCGACGTACCGCCACTCTGTTTTTTGTGAAAATAAAATCTTGTAGTTTTATGATCGGCCGAAGTCATAACACTTAGGACAAAGGAAAGATATGCAGCATTATCTATGGTAAATGCTTGATTGTTCAATTGCATTGTTGCCGCATCGGTTGCGGTTGGCGCACTTGACGTTGTGCCGTCACTAGCATACGTACCAGCCGGTGAATATTTCATATCGACGTAATAATGGACGTTTGTATTGTAGTCGATCAACATTTGAGCGCCCGTTGTTTTATTGGCTAAAACACACCATGAATGCGCACCCGTGCTGTAAATTACATTTGATATGCTAACCCATAAATCGTGTACCTCGTCTAAATCTAAAATGTTGATTACCGCAGAACCATTACTGGACGCCACAACGTGCCAAATAACATCTGTGCCACCCAAAGAAACTAGAGCGTTTTTCAATTCTAGCATCATACGCTTAGATGCGTTTGCCGTAGACCCCTCTGAAAAAACGTTATTCACATTAAAAATGTACGGGCCGTTTTCTAGTGTCGGTAATGCCATTTTTTACCCTACTGTTCTTACCAGGAAAGGAACGCTGCGCACTGCTGCACCCGCACCGCCCCCTTCTCCTTGTTCGGCGCTGAAAGACCAACTAGGTTTCGCGTCAAAAGATTGTTCGGTTACGCCAGCATCCCCACTTATAGGCGTAGTGCCTAAGCCATCTATCGCAACCACATCCCAACTAGGAGCAAAAAGGAAAGTTTCCATTTTGCGACTTTCGACGTCAATGCCGCCAGATACACCTACGTCATACGATGCCATTTATAACCTCGCTATCGGCGCAGTGCCGTTCCATGGTACGATGAAACAACCCCATTTCACCCACAACCTAGAATCATCCGATGGGTAAGTATCAAAAGTATGATGCGGACTTTGGGCAATATAAATATCCGCCAACCTCCCCAAATAGCCGCCTTTAGTAGTTGACGCACGAAACAGTTTTATAGGGGCTATTGCATAGCCATTTGTCGGTCCTTGCCGTACGTTGTTAAAATACGTTCCACGACCGGCGTTTGTGCTAATATTTCCCCAACACTCAACACCTAAATAAGTCGATAACCATGCTGCGTACGGTTCCGCCGTTTCGTACCGTGGATAAAATACGTTGCCATCGTCGATCTCGGTTAACTGAGGTGATTGGCCTTCCGGGGAGAATGCTTGAATAACACAATTCCAACTAGTAGAAGTAACCGCTGTTTTTATGGCAGAATTCCATTCTGCGGGGGTGTCTTGTACGTCCTCGATAAATCCAATAGTGCCACCACGCCACCCGTTCCCGTATTCAGTATGGTTATACCAACGCGTTGTTTTGTGATCTGCGGAAGTCATTACGTTTATTACTACGTCAGTACAATTAGCATAATAGGCACTATCCGTAAACGTATAAGCTTGATTCCATATTGTCCCCACATCACTGGCCGTAGGTGCCTCGCTAGTTGTTCCCGTATCGGTAAAAGTACCTCCCGGTGAGTATCTAATTGCCGCGTAGTGCGGATAAGTTGTCGCCGTGTTTCTGACATAATCAATTATTAGTTGGCCATTTGTTGTTAGGTTTTTTAGAATACACCACGAATGCGGGTTACCGTTTAAGTTGTGCACCATATCGGTAAGATCCACCCATAAATCTCGATTTGGTTCTTCAGGATCAATGTTCCAAACAGTCGTGCCATCACAAGAAGCAATCACCTTCCAAATAGTTTCCGCGCCGCCTAAAGCCACTAAAGCGTTTTTCAATTCTAACAATTCACGTTTACACCTATTGGGCCCGTCTACTTCGGAAAAAGCATTATTGACGTTAAAAATATACGGTCCCTTTTCTAGTGTCGGCGCTCCCATAAATCAAACCTTTCTGTCAATAATGTACTGGTACTGGTACGCTTCCGTCCCAAGGAACAACTAGGCAACCAAATTTGATCCAATCGCCCGATCCGTCCCCTGGGTATGTTGTTAACGTTTTGTGTAAATCATGCCCGAAATAAATATCGCGTAACCTTCCAAACGATCCGCCGTGTATCCCCGCGCTAGTCGAGTACAAACCGATAGGACTAGCCGGAAGTTCCCCCGTAGAGTCGGCGAGCATAACGGGCCTACCTTGAAAACTAGCAGAACCAACCGCATCGTAACAGAACGCAGTACAATACGTTCTAATCCATCCCGCATACGGCTCCGCTGTTTCTAAATATATGTTCCAATGTGCATCATACATTTGACTAAGTTTTGGCCATTGATTTTTTGGTTCGGCGCTTTGCGCCACGCCTAAATAATGGGTCAAAACCATAACTTTGTTAGTCGATGTCCATTGCGAAGGCGCGTTTACTACTTCTTCAATTAACCCACACCAAACGCCTACGTGTGCTGTACCCTGCGCCCTGTCATTTAAAAAAAATCGCGTTGTTTTGTGATCTGCGGAAGTCATTACGTGCAACACAAAACTATTGTAAGCCTCTGCGTACGGTACGAAAGCCGCACTACCAGCTATTAAACTGCGACTATCTGTTGCCGTGGGCGCAACGCTAGCCGTTCCTGTATCTGTAAAAAGACCCCCTGGGGAATACTTGCAAACTTCTCCCCGATAATACGCACTAGTGTACCAATCTATTAAAAGCTCGCCATGTGTTGTTAGATTTTCTAGAATACACCATGAATGCGCACCCGTACCATAAGAAACATCGGCTATGCTATCCCATAAATCTAAAGGCTCGCTCCCACCTTTATTCACAAAATCAGTCGCATCGCTAGAAGCAACTACTGTCCAAATAGTATTCGCGCCGCCCAAACCAACTAGGGCATTTTTCAGCTCTAGTAGCATTCGTTTTGCCTTATTCGTTATGTTGCCTTCTACGCAATCAATATTCACATTGAAAATGTAAGGCCCGTTTTCTAGTGCTGGGAAAGACATTTTTGCTCCATTACACCGCGTCTAGTGGTTCCGTGCCGTTCCAAGGCACTACGTAACAACCCCACTTCACCCATTGGTAAGATGCGTCCCCTGGATAATTATCAAGCGATGCGTGGTTTAAAGGAGCCCAATAAATATCAGCTAATCTCCCCAACATTCCCCCGTATGATCCGGTTTCACGAAATAATCCTATAGGACATACTGGGTAGCCACCACTCATGCCCAGACTAGCGTTTACCCTGGACAACGCGGACGAATAGGCACCTTCCATGCCGCCGTAACACTCGACCGTAGGATAACAGTTTAACCATCCCGCATATGGTTCGGCCGTTTCATATCGAGCTACTAAAGAGGAACCATTATCAACATCACTCCCCCTCGGTGATTGGTCATAACCAGTAGCGCTAGTATTCATGTTCCAACCATTATATGAAACCGCATACTTAATGGCAGAATTCCATTCTGCGGGCGTGTCTTGTACCTCTTCGATAAGTCCTATCACTCCCCCGACATAAACATTTGATTCATAATGAATGTGATTATAAAACCGCGTTATTTTGTGATCTGCGGAAGTCATTACATTAATCACAACTTTATAATAGGCACCACTACTCGGCATAACGTGCCAATAGGGATGCCACATAGTACGCAAATCAGTACCAGTAGGCGGCGAAGACGTTGTGCCATCCGCCGCGAAGGTCCCTCCCGGCGAAAACGCCATGTTCGCGTCATACCATAGCCCCGATTGCGTTTCATAATTTATCAACAACTGAGATCCCGTTGTTGAATTTTCTAAAATGCACCATGAACGAGGGTTGACTGACGTTGCGTAAAGTATGTCACCGGTATTCACCCATAAATCGGGACTAGCGTCACCGATGTTCTTAACGGAAACGCCATTACTTGAAGCAACTACTGTCCAAATAACACCCGCACCACCTAAATTAACCAAAGCATTCTTTAATTCTAATAGGTGACGTTTACCCATGTTTATATTACTGGATTCTGTAAACAAATTGTTGACGTTAAATATCCAAGGCCCTTTTTCTAATACAGGAACGGGCATGACTAAACTTCTTTCTTGGTAAAGTGCATTGTCATTTCATCGTCTTCGCCGAAACAATATTCCATAATGTTTAGAGGGTTAATCATGGTCACCTCGATGATACATTGCGGTTCTTCTTCCCCCCTAAACTCAATACGAGTAATCGTTCCCTCACCTTGCGTGTATCCTGGAATCAAAACAACATCGCCAATCGCATACGGTATATTTTCAAAACTCATAATAACTCCTATCAGTACTCAACCGGTATCGGTTTACTACCATTCCAAGGCATTATAAAAGCGGCTAACTGTATCCAATCCCCAGAACCATCATCCGGGTAAGTGGTCATTGAATAATTGTAATAGGGACCCCAATATATATCGCGTAATCGGCCGTACGATCCACCGTACGTTCCTGCGTTCGGTCGAAACAAGCCAATTTTACTTACATTTCCCCCAACGTGAATAATCGGTCTGCCCTGACCACCGCCAGCATAGCCTATCGAACCATAACATTCCGCCGTCACTCGTGTCGCAATCCATCCAGCGTAAGGCGTCGCCGTTTCTAAATACACATTCCAATCCATATCATCTAAATTATAAATCATAGGATATTCGTAATAAGGCTCGCTGTTGCAAACGGGCGTAATGTTATTATTCAAAACACAAACTTTATTAGTCGAAATCCATTCAGAAGGAGTATTAACGACCTCTTCAATCAAACCCATTTTTCCGCCGATACCAGGCAACCCCAAACCACGTTCCATAAAATAAAATCTAGTCGTTTTGTGATCTGCGGAAGTCATTACGTGCAATACGAAATTGAGATAAACACTACTATTCAGAGTGAAATCCGCATTGTTTGGTACAACATACGTCGAATCCGTTGCTGTAGGTTTGACCGTAGTTGTGCCGTCATCCGTAAAAAGACCGGCCGGTGAATATAAAATATTGGCGTAGTGATAAAAATTACTAGCAATATAGTAAGCATTTATCAATAACTGTCCGCCCGTAGTTGAGTTTTCTAGGATACACCAAGACTGAGTACCCGCTGGATTCCCTATAATATCCCCTATATCTAGCCACAAATCAGGATCAGCGTCCCCGATATTTTTGACAGAAACGCTATCGCTTGACGCAACTACCGTCCAAATAACGCCCGTGCCACCAAGATCAACTAAGCAATTTTTTAATTCCAGCAACATACGCTTAAATTTGTTATCAGTGCTGCCTTCCGCAAACGCGTTGTTAACGTTAAAAATATATGGGCCATTTTCCAAGACAAGTGTCATAATGCCTCTCCTTACGCATCGCCTTTGATTCTTAATCGCAAACTGTAAGAAGAAATAGACGCGCCATCATTGGTTATCTTCGCCCAAAGATCCCCCGTGGTAACAAACTCAGCATACCAGCAATTTCGATCATCCAAAGCTTGTGTTACCAAATCCAAACTTGGGGCTTCGTAAATGAGAACCCCCGTAAGGGTAGGATCTCCGTCGTACAATTGAATTGTTGTATCAGCGGATGTCCCCGCCGTAATGGCTAGTTTCACCGCCTCAACTACCCCGTCGTCTATGGAACCCACGTCCAATTGAACAGTAGACGTGCCGCCCGTGGCCGCAACATCGGTAAACACCGTAGTATCATCGTAAATCGAAGGAAGCGTCGGGATAGATAAACCGTCAATCGTATCCAACGCCGCTTGGACAGTCTCTTCCGAACCAAGGTTTCCACCCCACCCCGAATTATCTACAGCGAGCCCTACCGCTTGATCGAATAAGGACTCAGTGACATTATCGAGAGTATGCGTCGAAAGCGCAGTAAACGAATGCACGTCTAAATTAAACGCGGTAGCTGCCCCACCAGTAACACCATCCCACCCAAATACTTTTGGGCTGGCGAAAGAGCACATTCTGAAAGAGCACGTCGATCCCGCAGATCCACCCACATTCCCGGCATAAGATCCCGCGCCCGAAACAGGATTAATGGCATAGTCAATCCCACCAATAAACGCGGTAAAAAAGCATTCCCGGATTGCCGTACACCCGCAAACTTTTTGCGCTAACGTCGAATTAGTCACCACCAAAAAGAGCGTATTAGCAGTATCCGCACCGTCTGAGGTTTCACGTTCCCCACCAATTCGCACTGTCCCCGGCGTCGCATACGCATTTTGGCAATCTTTAATGTAAACTGTTAAGTTTCCCGTGATATTTGCTGGCGTCGATGCCCCCGATTGTAAATTCAAAATATTACCGTCAAGCACGCAATTTTTGGCAAATAGCATCCGAAGATACATAGCCTCTTGCAAGGTATCAGCATTCTTTGTGGTAATATTTCCGAGTATTAAACCATTAGTGTACGCCCCCACCAAACGCAACGCGGGAAATACAGAGTATTTACTTTGCGGCGAGATATACTCAATTTTGTAATCCCAGGCTACCGCCCCCGAAATGGTAGCACCATAACCAATAACCGTTAGGTCCATCCGATACGGTAAGGCTACCGCTCCCGCGTATGTGCCCGGACCAACATGAAACACAACCGGCGTCGAATACTCCGCAAAATCGGCTGGCGGGGATATAGAAGTTGCCGCCGCTGCCAACGTTGCGAACGGTAGCGCCTTGGTGCCGTCCCCGGTTATGTCACTTCCGTTGTCCGCGTCAATCCAAACCTGGTTAACGAACTCCGGCGTAGCCGAGGATATAGCGTCCACCATGTCAATCATGGTAGCCATGGCGATTTCCCAGCCGCGACCGTCACTGAATTGCGTTGTTTCCCCTGGCGCGGGCTTTCGAATAGCGCGATTCTCGGTTGTAAACGCGAGGGCGTTCGTGTTGAAATCTGCCCCGCCGTTTACCGTACATCGAATCAAATACGTGCCTGAAACCGATACCGTAGGGGTAAATGTTGGGGCCGCTGCACTGCTACTTGAAAACGACGCCGAGGCCCCTATGGGCTGGCTAATAAATTCCCAAAAATAGGAGGTAATCCCCGTATCATCGTCGAGCGAGCACGTCACTAAAGGCGGGGTAGGGTCAATTTTTCCGTACGCGAATTCTCTTGCTACCCCCGGCGATCCCGCCGCTTCCCCTGCTACATCGATTACTATTTCTATCATTTGTTTTACCCTTTACACTGGCGCTTCTAATTCGATATTTCTTGGGCCCACTTTATAATCCCCGTGCATAACTTTTCTGTAACCATAAACCAAAGAGTAAAATTGCTTATTCAACGCTGTTAGCACGTTTAGCAATGAATGTACTACCGCTGTATCCAAGTCTACGACTAAAACAGAATACGGGGTTACGCTGGGAACAAGTAACGGTGTGCGCGCTACTAACGTAGTTGCATTTGTTGGGTACACGACATTACCTTGCCCCGGTATCCCAGAATAACAAATCGGATCGGAAGTTGTTTCCGAATTGCCTACGTGCACGCGGTAACGGTGCCTTAATTCGAATACCCCCGTAACAGTAAGCAAACGCCCACCGTCGCAAAACACTTTTTGTGGGGAAATTGACGTCAATGAAAAAGCCATAATTTACCTCACGCTACGGAAATATTAGCGTCCGTTGTCCTCGCTAATTGGTCATCTAATAGAATTGTATCATTTGCGGGCAATATAATGGTTGCTTTATAAACCCCGGCGACCGTCATGGCTATTTGAATTAATTTGCTCAAAATCACATCCCCGGAAACATTTAACGTATTCACGTAATCTCTAATGGCGGTTTTAACCGCCGCTTTAACTTCATCGCGATCATAGCCTTCGAGTATCGAGATCCCCAGTGAAATGTTTTGTATCAAAATTTGCGGAGTTAACGCGAGAACCTTTATACCTCCCGCACGTATTCCTGGGTAATTCGTTCTGTCGTTTAGATCCCCGTCTAGTATTTTTTGTGCCTCTGCTATCAATCCCGTAAATCGCGTATAATCAGCGGTAATCACCTCCGCCGCTGCCAATGCTGGCGCAAAATTTATTTGCCCCGAAGCCTCGTTCAGATAGTAATCGGTATCTTGGACAAGCACGCCTCGAGTTGAGCTAGTCAACGTGAAAGGTGACGTCACTCGCACGGGTTTATAATCAAGGAACAAGTACGTTTCACCGCCAACCGCCGAATCGGCGGGAGGCCCGGCCAAACCGGCCGTCACGTTTTCGGCTACGACTGCTTCATACGTTTCCGCCGAACCGGTACCATCGTCAATGTACACCGTGACGTTCCCCAAGTTGACTAAATCTTCTACTGCTTTCGAGAACAAAATCTTTGCGCCTGTGGTAGTGTCTTCTGCTCCCAGCACGGCGTACTCCAAAGCTTCCACCGTGCCACGCGCTAACGTCGATACGTAGGTTTTTATTTTGTTTAGAAATGAATCATCGCTTTCCTCGTCTGCCCCATACGCGAATCTAGACGGGTTCGTCACCTCGTCTATTCCGGTCGGTTTAGATATAAATTTGATAATAGTGTTCGCTTCTACGTTCCCAGTTACCCCCGCAATGTCTGCCACCGCTGGGATTAGTCCCGAATCCCTACCAACACCATGCCCGGCTATTTGCTCGGGGCTCGTGGCCGTTATGCTCCCCGCTGCCGTGGTAGTGAATATGATATTACCGGCTGTTTTGATTTTCGTACCAATCGGAATCGCCAACGTTCCCACTGTTCCCGCCCTGGAGAAAACCACGTTACCGGCCGCTTTTACCGGATCGTCTTTGGTGACTAGTCCCGGTTGAATTTCTTTGGCACGTTCCACCAAATCATCGCCTTTGGCGGTATCGATTGAGAACAGCTTTAGAAGCAACGACATCTGATAATACAATTCATCGTCTTGCCGTGCCGCTGCTGCGAGTACGTGTTTCCAGGTTGACGCGTCTGAAATGTCGCTTAGTCGTGTTCGAGTCACGACTTTAGCGATCATTTGAGTTAGAATCTGCTCATAACGTTTTATCGTAAATCGTGGCATCTTAACCTCTACAACAAAACCCTTAACGGGCGTACGTCAGAAAATCCCCTAACCTGTACAAACATTTCTACCTGAAAAACATCGTTCTCGTAATCGAAATTAATGTCTGTGATACCGGCTAACCGTGGATCACTTGCCAACGATTCCAAAACACGAAACCTCGCATTTTCTAAATTAACGGCCGTCATACCCAAACCTACTATTCGTTGTGTACCGAATCTCTGGTAAAGCAAATCCGTACCCTGCTCGACGCGTAGCCGCGTCAGAATAACTTGCCCCAAGTTTTGCATACCCGAAACCAGTTTAACGTCTACGCTGCCTAATTCAGTGTCAATCGGCACATCGTACAAAACACGATCCGAACCCGATAGGTTTCTTTCGCCGACCAATTCTGTATCGGTACCCAGGAATTGTTCTTCCGTTGTTTCTTCCAATCGGGCACCCAATACCGGGAGAATAGGCAAATCCAAAGACGAAACAGTATTCGATGGGATAACGATTTTGCTACCTACGCCCAGGACGCGATCAAACGCGGCCTCGTCCGCGCCCGTGGCCGAACCCGAAGTTTGGCTCCCATCGCTCATACTGGACACAAGAGGCATATTCGCCTGATTATCTATGAATGGTGGCTTTAATCCATTGGCTATCGCGATATACTGCCATAATCGCGCATCGCCCAAATAACGCGAAGCCAACGAAACCAGGGTATCACCCTCGTTTATCGTCACTTGCCGCCCACTTTTATACCGTCGGATACGGTCACCCGCCGACACCGTGCCATCGGCGGACATCACATCCCCGGCCGTCAAATTGGTTCCCAGCGCTCGAGCTTCCGATAACGTTGTGATACTCCGGGAAAGGGAAGCCGATTTTCTGGTAGAGCTAATCATCCGACGTAGATCCTGTTGATCTCGAATCTTTCTTAGAGTCGCTTCCGTAGGAGTTTCCCAGCTTGACGGAATTGTCCCTAGTTGCTCTAAACCGTCCGCCATTTGTCGTAATTTTTGAAGATAGTCTTCTGGAAAATTGGAATAGGTATCCCCTAATTCTTTGTGCGTGCTAACCAACTCCGCCGCCTCATCGATTAGCGCCACGGTTGCTGTTAAATGTGAAAGAGGCGTTTGTATCAAATCAGTAACACCATTGATAAAATCCGACGCCGCGCTTAATACCGTGGTGACTGAATCAATAATTTGAGAAACGTTGTTTATGTAGGCCTTTGCCTCCGCCTGTATCGCCGTTAAATCATGTAACGCGCCCGTGGCTAGATCCACGCCGCGTTTCATCGAGCGCAAAGTGTCCTTCATTTTGTCGAAGATATTTTTATCTTCCGAAAAATCCGCGTCCTTTGCCTCCGCCGTGTCTACGGCCAGTAGTTCGATATTGTATCGATACAGAAACGGTTGCCCACTTTCGCGCTCGAGCGTGAATTTTTGGGGAATCACTATCCAATGTTCATCGTCTTTCGGGTTATGAAAAATCATAACCGTTTCTTCCGAAGTAGCGGGATCTCTTTTCAAGTCCGCGTACGTTCGAAAAACGGAATCCTGTAAATACTGGAAATGCCTCTGTCCTGAAATCGCCTGGCGTACTGGCGACGTAGGCAATACCCGCGAAAACGATTTTTGCTTTGGATTCAGAATAGCTGGTACCGGGATATTACCGGCTGGCAATGAGTCATACGACTTGAGCGGTCTGGGCTTAAAACCCGTGTGTCCTCGCAAATGTATAGACCGTTGCACGATTCCGTTTTCCTCGACGTACACCCCGCCGCCTTGAGTAGGGGTTACTTCCGCCGAAAACGGCTCGTCCATGGAGTAGGATTCAGGAGGGATAACCAACGGAAACAAAAAGCTTTGTGTTTTTATCTGCAATAGGGAATAAGGCAAACGTAACTCGAAAAAGTACAACATGCGCCGTAAAAATTTGTCGTCTTGTTGGGCGCGTTGCCTCGCTTTTTCCCTAATGTATTCTATCGTACTGCTAGGCATTCTTTCCCTCTACGTGATCAACACTGCGCCGACTGGGCTAGGCCAGGTTGCCAATCCCCCAACGTTATCCGTATGGATTTTTGCGGCAATTGCCGTCATTGCTACGTCTTTGCTCAATTTCCCCGTTTTGTTGTTATTGAACGTGACCAACAAATCCGTTTCGAGGTTGGCCAGTAATACGGGAGGCGTGATCACCGTCACCGTCGCCCACGCCGTAACCGGTACGAGCGCACCCCAGAAAGCGAGAATCCCTAAGCGCAAGGCACTAGCCGCGTTCGACGATAACAAGGCTAACATTGCCACCTTCATCGCCTCCTTTGCTGCGAGCAAAGCCGCTGCGTTAATCGGTATACCGTTCGATATCGCGCCCGCGAAATAGGTGCCAAAAGCGTTTGTAAAACCCGTGACTGCTTCCCCCTCATCATCGTATAACGGTAAATTCTTTAATTCCGTTGCGAGTGTACTCGATGATAATGTCATACCGTGAAACTCCGTCAGTTATCCGATATTGTCAATTTTGCAGAATTGATCGCCGAATCCCAATCCGGTAATTGCAAATCCGAGACGCCGCTAGGCCCGGTTCCCGTTGGATGTTTATGGGTTTCAAAAATCGCCTTAATTCCCGTTAACGTCGTGGTGTAGAGCGTTTCCAAATGATCGGCTATCGCGACTGATACCGCGCCCGTTCCCAATTTTAAAGTCACGTCGTCTTTCCCCCCGTTTGCCCGGAAAACGAGCTTCCCCACCTCCACGGGAGAAGTAGGATCAGCCATATCGAGCACAATCAATTCATGTGAGGAGTCTACCGGGATTTTGCGTACCTGGTTTCCTTGGGTACCGTTCGTTGGGGGCCCCGGCTCTTTACCGTCCCCATCGATGCTTCCGTCATTCCCGAACGTCGTATCAACGATGAAATTACCCCCGTCGTCAACGCCCCAATAAACCCCGTGGTGTTTGGAAAACTCGGGATCCCCGTCCACAAGTTTTAATTTCATGCGCTTACCAATATCGTAATCCCCGTTCCCCACGTCGCGGGAAGGGTGAGGGAGGCCTCGTAAAATGATCGGTTGTTGTAGACTGTCGTTCAAGAATCCAACCAAAACATGGTCACCGTCGAAATATGCTGGGTTACTCCCTTCGTATTCATTCCAATCTCCTAGGATATTGGCCGTCGTTGCCCTGGGCTTCCATAAATCCCCTCGATGCAGACCCCCACGATTCTGAGTAACCAAAACCTTTCCCAGGGTAAACCACCGCTGGCCTGGGATACTCGCATAAACCAGCACATCGCAATACACCGCCGACGGCACCCCGAATGAATCATCGGCTTGTGGGTGCGTAGTATCGTCGGTTACGTAGGTGGCCATCACGACACCCCGAAGAAGTAACCCGCGGGCGTGAATTCCATCGCTAGATACTTTTTTTACGGGTACACCCGATTGGATACGCGTACCCGCGCCCACTCGTAAACTCTCCCACATTAGGTCATCCCCCCGGTTATGTCTGCCAACTGATACCTACCGGCTACTGTAGACAACGCATCCAAGTAGGAATTATCTGTCCCCAGCCAACCCCGCGTTACACCTAATATCGTGCGAGCCCCGGATCCAAACTGCCAAATATTGTCTACAGTTTCCACGTAATACGTTTCCGAAGGTTGTTCTTGATTATTCGCTAAAGCCGCGCCTGGGATACGAACACGACATCCGATTTTTATGTCTGGCCTCCCGTGCGCTAATTCGATTGTGCCCGAATACAAATAGGGATTCAAGCAATACCAATCTCGCAAAAGATACCTCATGTGTTTAACCATAGTCGTATAGTCCAAACTATACGCGGGATTCGTCCGCACGCCGAGTTGAATGTCCATGCGCCGCATCCCGTGGCGTCTAATGCTGTCGCCATCGTACAACGGTTGCAACATGGTAATCGCGTGTTCGGGAAACTCTTCTTGCGTGAGAAGGCCTGCGACAAAAAATATATTGAATCTTTCGAGGCCTGAGCGCCCTAGATTTGCTGTAGAAATTTCTTGTCTTTGCACTTCGATAAGCGGCAATTTATCCCACGTCGCGTAATAACCATCCAATTCAGTGTAGACAATCGGAAAAGGTTTATCCCGAATAACGGCGGTCATTTTCGTTTCACTCGGATCAAGAGGATCCCCCGCCGCGATTCTAGGCGAAAATGGATCTCCCCCTGGGAGCACATCCACGTATAATTCAGTGTACATCGGATCCGAATACTGCTTAGCCAGATCCCATAACATCCCTTGGGGCAAAGCCGAATTCAAATTGAAATTTATTCTATGAGGCAAGTCTTGATAATATTGTTTGGAATATTCGATACTTTCTCTAATACTTTCGCCGCTGATACCCGGCATCCCGTTCGGTGGATTCCAATTTGCGCCCTTTTCGTCCTGGATAGCTTCTAGAAAATCCTTTAAGAAAGCCATCGCTACCGTACCGGGATCTTTCGCTATTTGCAGTAGCCCATTAAACGTATTCCGCATTGTTTTTTCTTCAACGAATTCATGCGAAGCATACGGGTTATACCAAACCGGCGTACCCTCCCAAATCCGGCCAAAATCCCGACCGGTAATGGTAAACACTTCTGTAGTCGCGCCCGTTCCCCCAACTGCTTTCGACACTCGAATTTCGTCGATTAAGCCGCGAAGTACATGCCAAGAATTGCCATGTCTACCGAATGAAATGTCCACCCAATCATCGTCAACAATAGAATCAAAAAGCGATTCCGCTGCTTTTGATGGTTTCAATGTGATTACGAAATTGCCCGAAGCAACACCCATCGCTTTTTGCGTCTGAACAGACATGATACTAGGCACGGGATCGGTAGACTTTTTCCCCGAAAATTTCGTGGAACCTTCCCCCTCTCCCGTCAATATTATCGGATCGTCGCCATGTTGATAAATCGTGCAAATCGCCGTCGTGGTTTCCGATCCCTGGAACCCTGGGCGAGCCTCTACTTTTCCTACTGTCGGCATTTAATTAGTCCCCACGGGGTTGCGCAGCACGGCCCCTATTACATCCCCGGCCGTTAACGAGCCTTTTTGTCCCTTATCAACCAAGGTTTTTAGCGAACCCGTGATTTTCTCCAACCATCCCCCAAAGTTTTTCAAAGGCCCGTCCACCAATTTTGTAAAAGCCTCGTTTGTGTTTATGGCCGACCGCTCGAGCGATTGGACCGCGCCTACCATCTTCCCGCCCATCGCTAATTGTCTATTTTGGATTGCTGCCTGGGCTCGAGCGGATGGACCTAATTGCCCTACCGCCTGCGCGGCCCCACGCGTGAGCCCAATCATTCTCCCAGTTTTATCCTTTTTCCCGATATACCCTGCTTCGCCTTCCCCGCTTAAACGCCTCTCTAACTCTTCATCGGCCTGCGCTTGCTCGGCCTCGCTTAGCTTTCCACCCACCAAACGTTTTCCCAATAACCTCACTTCGGTTTGCGTCATGTTAATTCCCATGCGTTCTAACGCATTGCGCAAACCCATTTGTCCGCCTTTACCCCCGCCACTAAGTTGGATTACTTCCCGTAAAAGATTCGACGTCGCGCTCTGCATTCCCCATTGACCAACGCTTTTTCCGGTTTCCTGGCCTTTCATGGCCTCCATACGAATAAAAGCGTCTTGTAGTTCTTCCGCGCCGCCTCCCTTATACCCACCAAGTCTTTGGAGCATTAGCAAATCCATACTGCTTTTAACCCCGCGTGTCCCCATGCCCTGGGCGTAACTCGTCAACCCTTGGCCTAACCTCGCCGCACGCGTTCCCGCAATCCCAGAAATGGCAAACGCTTGACTCATTCCGGCGATGGATTCTTTGGCTACCGGAATCCCCGTCATTTCGAACTGCTGTATCCCCGATGCAATACTTTGCAGGTAATCGTTTAACTCCGACCCTTCGAGGCCCAATTTTAACCCGTCTTGGATGGCTTCCGTCATTGCCCGGCCCGCTTGGCCACGGGCCCCCTCTAATCCCCCGCGACGTCCACCCCGAAGAAACGCGCCCGAAACCCCCTCTTGAACACCATACATTGTTTTCGCCGCGAACCCCGTCTCTATCATCCCCTGGCGCTGTGCTTCCCCCATACGCCCGCCGCCCGCCTGAACAATGCCCGCTGCTGCCTGCTCGGCCTCTTCCCGGCCAACTCCCATCAAACGCAATCCCAATCCGCCCACATTTTCCAAACCAGTGCGAAGCGCTGCCCGTGCCCCCTTCTGCATTTTCGAAACAGCCACTTGTTGCTTCTTAATTTGCTTTCTAAGACCCTTTTCGACTGGTAGAGCCCGCCTATCCTCGTTAAACTCCGCACCCGCGAACAAGGGGTTTTTCAACATTTCTTCCGTAGGTGGCGCAATACGCATCCCGCCGCCCAAATCGACTTCTCGGCTGTACTGACTGAACCGGAGTTTATCTTCTAGCGAGCTTAGCTTGTCTTGCTCCCTCTGCCATTTTCGCACGGCCTCGTTTCGCTGCGCTACCCGTTGCCTCTCCATGGGGCTCGTGAGCATCGGGGCCATGCCAATACGTTGTCGTTGAAATTGGATGTGTTGTTGGGCGTACCCCGCTGCTGCGCCCAACATTCCCGCCGCTGCGCCGCCTACAATTGGTATTCCAGAAAGCGCTTGTTGCACTCCTCCGATTCCCGTAAACGCGGCACTCGCGAGGCCTCCCCCTATCCCTAGGCCCCGGCGAAAAGTACCGCCAACCGCTCCGCCGACGGCCATACCGGCCATTTGTCTACCCATGCCGGGCCCGCGTTGTATAAACGCCGCTGGCATGGGAAACCCGCCCTGAATAAGGCCTTGCTTAAAAGCACCCCTACGCTTTTGCTCGTCCCGCTCGGCTTGCCTGCCGACCTTCGAGGCCTCGCGTTCGGCCTCTCGTATGGCGCGGCGCGCCGCACGCTCCGCGTCCTTTTCCGCCGCTGTTTTCTTTTTGATGGCCTCGGTAACACGCTTGGTCACCCGTACCGTTTTTTCCCCGGCGCGCTCGGTTTCCCGACACAATTTTTGTATGTGCTTTTCGGCCTCGGCAAATCCTTTTACCTGGGCTTTTACCGCTTCTGTAAGGGATTTATTGAATTTCGTGGTTTTTTGGCTGGCCTCGTCTATACCTTTCGTCTGAACACCTAATACGATATTGGTTTTTATGTCCTTGGGCACGGCCTCACCTTTCGTTCAAATCGGGAATAATCCCTTGCTCTAGCTCTCTTTCCCAGCGATCCACCAAGTCATCCTGCACCAAGACTTCTTCTCCCAACACTGCGTTTATCGCGTTTAATTGTTCATACAATTCATTGGATTGCTTTGTATCCAAGTCTTTTAATTGATCCAAAATTTCCTGTTTTCGTAACAACATGTCCTCGAACATTTCTAACGTTAGCTCTGCTATGCTTTGCGTTACAAACAATTCGTGATTTGCTGGCAATTTGTATTTTTTCGTCCACCACCGTTTTACCTGACTAAATCCCGTCTCTACAGTTTCCCTAGCCTTCTGTAGTAAGTGATTCTCTTCTGAAAAACATGGCCTCGTGGGCCATTACCTCCATATAAATATTCTGTAGAAGCTCAACGTGCTGCAAATCCCTCAAATCTTCTGCCCAGTCTGGCTTCACTTCCAAAGAAAACATCAAATGGGCGATCATCAGATTGATTTCTTGAGTTAGTAAATCAAGGGATTCTGCGGGTAAAGCGTTACCCAGTCTGGCGCGCATTACACCCACCATTTGCCTATCTCGAATAGACAATATTTTATTAACAAACTCGCCTTTCCAAACCCGACCTTGGCCGTCCGTCCAATTGATCGAAAATGTGTATTTTGGCTGCATTTTTGGATCATTTTTTTGGATTTGTTTTTGCAAGGCCTCTTTTTCCCCTACTTCCATTTCGATTGTCCGTTTTAACGCTCGAGTATCGTCCTCGATTTCCTCCTGCAAATGTTTCGGGGTTAACCTGTCCAAAATTTCTTTACCGCTACTAGTCATTGGTTCGCTCTCCTTTGCTGTTATGCAACCAACGTGCCCTAAATGCGATTCGTTGACAACGTTTCAAAAATTGGTAGCCTAAATAGCGGTTAGTGTTTTCCTTGGGTGCGGCCGTTCCGATCCCTAAGTAACGGCCGCACCCTTTTCTATATCCGCCAGAAATTGTATGAGATAAAAAATCCCCTGGGTTCGGGAAGGAGCAACCCAAGGGACACCCGCGTGCGAAACGGGATTTTCTGCCAAAATGGAGTAGGAGACCAGACTAGAAAAACATACCGCTAAATTTCGCTTTCGTCACGAATTCTCGTGGCTACAAATTCCAAATCCTCCCCGACGATCCCCCTCGCGTCGATTGCCCACGAGTGCGAAGCGATTTTCACTTGCTCTAACGTCGCGAAAATCTTACTGGTTTTCGTGTCCTCGATTGTGGCCACCAAATCCCCGCTCACGAGAATATTTGCTAGATGCTCCTCGGTATTCCCCCCGACTTCGGGAAAGAATCCCAGCGTCTTTATGGTTTCCCCGATGATCCGAAACATCGAAGCCGTGAATTGAACACGATATGCGATGGGTACGTGCTCTTCAACTTCGATGTTGTCTAAACATTCGGCCGGGAAATATTCCACCTGTTCAGTAACGGCCACGTTTCGGGCATATCCCACCTTTACACCGTTTATGGAAAAGCGCGCCCGCGCTCCGGTAAATAGTCTGCCTTTTTCTGCCATGGTCTTACCTCACTATTCCGCGCTCTGTTGAATTGTTACGAGATGGATTACATTTTTGACAAAGTTAATGGGAAGGATCGGGGCAACCTCTACCGATACCTCGAGAATATCGACAATCAATTCCACGTCCAAACTTCTGGACGCGGTAATGATCCCCGCGTCTTTGAGTAGGCCTAGGGTACCTACGGCAACGCCTTTTGTCGCGTTTACAGTCCCCGCGAACCCACGCTTACCTACAGCGATTTCCATGTTGGTTCGGAAGTTCCAACATACTGTGTTCACAGCCTCGTTAACGCTTCCCTCTGTAAAGGCCAGGTTTGAGGTGCTTAGATGTGTCGTGACATTTCGCACAATTCGGCGACCTACGCCGTCGACATTTTCGAGAAAACATAGGCCAGCTTGAATCATTTCTTCTGCGTCGTCAGTTGGATTCCAAGTGCTCGATTGCCTCAACGCGAGGATGTTTGCATACTTGTTCGTCAGGGGTGTACCCACTACCGAACCCGCTTGCATACCCGCCAAAATCGCCGCTGTGAAATAAGGTGGAAACTCTTGGCGCTCCCCTGCGGTATTGTACCGCTCGCACGCCTGGGCGATAGCTCGAACATGACGGGAATTGAGCGCGATTATCTGCGTTTTTGCTTCCGTTTTCGTTGGAACGTCCGTCATACCCGTATTCTGTAGGCCGACAAATCCGTCACGCTCGTTTCGCCCCACACCGCACATATACGCGCAATGGGCTTCTACCGCCGCGTGTACTGCGGGATCGGAAGACAAGGCGACAATGGTATTCACCCGCACTTTTTTCAACAAGTTTAGGCCCGCTTGCCAATTGGCGAATAGCGTAGTGCCCTCGCTCCCACCCGCCAAAAATGCGGGTGCGGTAGTGTTCGACGGGGCTCCGCCAATCGCGCCCGTCGCCTTCGCCGCCGTCGTGTATTGCGAATTGTTGTTCACCCAGTCAATTATCGCCCACAAATCCGCGTAATACGCGGGATTGGCTGGGGATAAACAGCTCACAGCCCCGCCCGCTCCCGTGGTCACGTCGAGATTCGCCGGATTGAAAGACGTCAACCCTGTTACTAGGGTGAAAACGAACCCGCCCGTAGAGGCCACGTAACGCGCATTGTAGTAGTCTGCGACTTTTTGCAGCGTGTTTTGGACCGCTGCGTTTGCCCTGCTTGATTCCGCCGAAAACGTGAGCGTGCGCGCCGCCTCAACATCCCCGAGGGCGACGAAAGTAATCTCGGAAAAATTGCCGGTACCGACAACAGTTGTGGCCCCGGTAAGGATGAATTTTTCTAGCTGCGCGGCTCCCGTAGCGCTGTATCCAGCAACAACGAGGATTTTCGTTGTTGCGCCATCGGCAACGACGGACAAAGCCGAATTGCTCAGATACATCGCCACGCCGACCGCTAAACCCTTTGTCGTATTTGCACCCGCCGCGATTGTGAGAATGGTTGCCGGTACGGTATCGGCTACGGTAATCGCCCCGGCGACTGTGCCGATGACGCGTGCCCCGTAGACTTTTGAGAATGTGAGCAGTCCCGAAACCGTGGTCGTCCCGTTCAGATTGATTGTCTCTTTTTGCGCGGCCCCGGATGCGTCCAACCCGTAAATGACCACTTGCTGCGTTGTGTCCGCCACATCCGCGCTAGCCACGGTTACCAGGGAGTTACCCGCCATTTGTAGGGTAATGTCGCTGTCCAATCCCGCCAACGCCCGCGTAGCATTGGTTACGACATGCCCCCCGGATTCCACCTCCGAAGTAATCGCATCCCACCCACCCGTAGGTTTTTCGTACTTGAGGTTGAACATGATGTCACCGCCGAGATCGTCTACCGATTCCACGGTGTCCTCAAAAGTAATCGAAAGCAATTTGCCCTGCGTTGTACCGTCCGCCAGTGACACGTTGATTTGCGAGGTAAACGCACCATAGTCTTTCGAGGTAAAGACAATCGAATCCCCGTACGCATTGGCCAACGTGGCCGCGCTTTGCAGCGCGGGATTAACTTTCATTGGTATGACTTGGACCGCTCCCCCGAGAATATCGGGATCTTTTCCCGGCGCGAAAAGCAGATCGGCCACCTCGCGCAAATCACCACTTCGAAACAAAGTCCTCGCCTGCTCCGGTTTGGTGATACGCATGAAATCTGCGGGTTCAGTCATTGCGGTAACCGGCGTACCCCCTTCGGAAGTGCCCAAGACGCCGACGATACCGGTTGCCCCCAGTCCTACCGATTCAAGGCTGGATGCATCTAATTCGGAATAGGATCCAGGCCTTGAGATAGTTCTGCCGTTAAAGAAAATTGTGCTGCTTGCCATTGATTTTTCCTCCTAAACAGTAGGACGATTCATAAAATCGGTAAACGCCTTGCGCCATTCCGGCACCGTCAACGGCCCCAAATGGTTTATAGTCGCGTAGTGTTTAAAACCCGCCAGTTGATCCCACTTCTTCCCAAAAATTTGTAAAAACACCTTTAACGGTACAACTGGTTTCCCCGGTTCAGTGTTTACGATAACCGGTTTAGCAGTTTCCGTTATTTCGATATTTTCTTTTTTTATGGCAACTGGTTTAACGGTTTCCGTTATCACGTCGATTTCTTGTTCGTTCAACGAGTCGCCGATTACTTTTGATTTACTCATCGTTCCCCACTCCGTACGGTATTACGTTTGTCCTAACTTCCCCAACATCGCTGTTACTCCCACTACTGTCAACGTATATGCCCCCAACCCTAAACGCCTTCGATAATCTTGATTCTCGATCAATAATTTGCATTTCGCGCTGGGTAGTAAAAGTTAACTGCCTACCAAATAAATGCTCTGGTAAATACTTCGGATCCGGCGCAAGATCCCCACCCGAAAGCGAAAACTCGAAACAACCATCGTCCACTAAAACGGGAAGCCCGCCTATAAGAATCAATTTCACGATCTCGTAATAGTAAATAGTAATATCGGGGTGATCGGTATAAATCAGAAAATTGAACGTATGCGTCCAAATGGAACTTGAAATATCCGAGTGTAAATATGGATCGTCCTCGTCCATAATTTGGCCCGCGTCATCCCCTAAAAATGTTTCGGATTCCCCCTCGGTTGCTAACACAATCGCTATCAAGGGAAAATTAGAATCTTTGCGAGCATAACCGTTAACTACCTCCGGGGTATGCGCTAAAAAATATTCCTTAATCGCGGAAACCTCCGCCTCTTCCAGTGCAAAATTTCTATCGAACAGATCATCCAACAACGTAATGTCGTCGTTTATGATATTGAGGCCGGACGTTAAAATTGAATGCAATAATCGATGAATCATTTCTGTCCCTCTAAAAAAGCCATTAACGCCATTGGCGCAACTTTTTGTATGTAGGCGTCCACCTGGCTAGCGTAATGCCTCGCCTCAATCGGTTTTCTTATCCAACTGTCGGGATCTCCCCCCGTCGTGGAAATCGTTCTAAACGTCGTGTATTGTCCCTGCTTTGCTTTCTCGTAAACTTTTTCCTGGCGAATCATCCCCTGATAAATATCGGTTTTGTGATGGGGCTTTAATAGTGGAATCATTGGGCCCGGCCCGATTACCGTACCATAGGTTCTCAGTTTATTAGTGTCCAACCGCCCGCCCCACGTTGACTTGCCGTAGGGATTACTTGTTGTCGCCGACAACTTCTTTGCCGCCTTGTAAATCAAATCCCCCAAATTTCGAGCCGAGCGCACCGCGTCATGGCCCGCATACGCCGAGCCCATAGCTTGCCCCACAACTTGCCCAGTACCAGGGGTGGAATGTCTGAAAGGAATTGCTCGATAGTAACCCCCGCTCGAGTTTTTGTGCTTCCCCCGCTCCCCTAGGGGTACTACGGGCACCCCCGGCCCCAATAAAAATTTGCGCATGTCTACCGACGGCGCGCCGTCTTCCAACATGTGAGGCACTTCTCCCACCAAGGAAATTATTGCCAGGTTTTTTGTAAACTTAACCTCTTGAATTCCATCGATATAAGCTTTTTTAAAAACCGATTTGTCCTTTGCCGCTAAATCCAACCATTTTTTTCTGGCCCCGTCCGCTATGTCACGCACTACCGCCCTAATCATATCGGGTTTCAATTTGGCGAAAACTTCTGGAGGGATTAGCACGCCTATGTCTCGGATGACGATCATAAGGTCGCCTCCGGTAAAAACTCATAACGTACCACCGCTTGCACGGGCAAAAACCGTGGATCCCCCGTAGGCGATTTTGGATTAGGATTTTTGAATAGATTCAGTGTCACCCGTGCCGCGTGCGGATGTTCCACGACCAGCCATGTTGGGTGACAAAGATAATGAATCGCTAATCGCGTACCCGAGGCCGGTATACTGGCTGGAAACCATTTTATTTTGCCTTGGTACAATTCGAAATGTACATCCGCCTTATACGTTAAAGCCCTTGAACGTACGTAATTAACACCCGTAATTTTGTAACGAGCTTCTAAAAATTCCGTCCCCGTGGCCTCTACTATTTCGGAAAAAACAATTTCCGCGTCCAACGCCGTTATCTTATCATAGTACCCTAGTTTATTTTGCCGTCGCACCGTGACGTTCATTAAACCGGGAGTACGACGCATAACCACGTCGTATGGATCCGGCTGTGTTTGCGCGCCCGTCACGATTCCGCGAATAAGCATACCGTTATTATCGCTTACGATTGCTTGTTGGATAGAATCCAATTCGTAATCACTTACATCCTGCGTTTCCGGCGCTCCGAAATACAGCCAACCCGAACCCTTGCACAATTCGCAATTTGGATCCGGCTGTTCAGTTTGTGCGACTATCGGCGCGCAAGGACAAAGCGCGGCACGTTCCCACGAAAGTAAGTACCCCTTGGTTTCTATGGCCAAGTCAAATTGATCGGGTTTAAAGTCCACCCGTTGTCCAGTCTGTTTCATTCCGGCTGGGATCCCCAACACTGGAAACTCGGGCATTGTAATCGTTCCCGCCATTATTACCCCTTAGCCTATTACAAAACCAACGCCAGTATAGTAACGACGTATGGTTCCTAAAACGTCCTTCAATTCCATTCTGTATTGTAACAAACGTGAACCAAATCCCGAATTGGTGGCGCTTGAAGTTGTGGAGTACGTTTGTGACAATCCGTCAATCCCAATCGAGGCGCTGGCAATACCGGCGCCACCAAGTAGGTCACCGGCTATATTCAATGGGCCGAACGACGCAACCTTTCCTACAGCGTCCCTGATAATGTCCGGTACTTCTCCCGTTGCAAACCCCGCCGTATAATTCACGCGGAATACGTCTGGGATATGCCTGTGCCTCCCGTAAACAAAGGGTAACCACGCGCCGCCCGATCCCATGAGAATTGTTCCCGCTCCGGCTGTTCCCGGCACTATGTTTACCTGCCCCGAATCCTTTTGGACATGCAACCAATCCCTATCGAATTCCTGGACTACCTGTTCGCCAGGCAGAACCATTGAAACCGATTCCACGTCAACCACTGGGTGATGTTTCAATTTCAACCATATGTACTTTTCGTAATCTTCTTTGAAAAAATCGTGTCGTTCATCCGTTATCGATCTTGTTCGAATCGCTAAATCCAGTTTCACTTCTAGCCAACTCACAGCCGACTTGATAAACCATTGGTACAACGTATCAGGATATTCCGTCCCCGTGTCGTCCGTTAAATCCAAACCGAACAGATAATTTATTTTCAACTCGCTCACAGAAATGATGTCTAGAGCCGCGTCCCCCTCCCCCTGCTGCGCGTCAGACTTCGAAGACTCGAGCCCGGAAACCGTGTGATAGTAACTCGACTTGTAATAATAATCAGGATCGCCCGCCTCATCGGTGAAATCGTAAACAATGTGGCCAGCCTCCAACGGGATACGCGTTGCTACATCGGTAATTTCAGAGTACACCCCGGTAAGTCCGGTAATGCTTCGATACACCTTAATATGGGTAAACGATGCGCGCACTGCGTCTAAATTATTCACTACCAGTTTTAATGTGATTACGCTCATTGTTACCCCTCTTCTGGCGTTATAATTACTGGCTGTAATTTATCTGTTATTACGGATAAACGCAATTCGTCTGAAACAAGGGCCGGATCTAGATCATCCGTTGCTATCCCCGGACGATACTCCTCGCTTTCCGTCCTCGGTTTAGAAATCACTACCTGCGGGGGAGGAGGACACCCGCCGTCGGCTCCCCCTCCCGTGGCAACATCGGATTTGTATTCCACCTCCAACGAGTCGCCGATTAGCAAGGCCTCTTTAAGAATCACAGTCCGGGGAGCTTGTGGGGTGAACCCGTCGTCGAGATCACGTACTTTCAACCTACCGTTAACGTATACGTTCACCGTCCCCGGATCAAAAGCAAACGACGTGGTATACACCGTATTGACGCCGTTTACCGCGCCTATTAGGGTATCCCCCGCCGTTTCTTTCAATCGAATCATATAGGCTCGTATTCCGCCTGTAGCGTATCCCCGATTAACGGTGCCTCGCTGAAACGAATTGCGGTTCCGCCCAATTCCATAAACCCGTCATCCCAATCCTGGATTAACCGAATACCATTTTGCCAAACCGAAACCGTATTATATTTGTAGGCGACTGAGGTTTCAAAATCGACGTTAACGCTATCGGGCTCCGGCGTGAGTGTTTCCTTTATTGCGTTTTTGACCACTTTTACCCCCATGTTATCGGTTTCGCCGTGTCGACGTGTCCCCTTTTGACTCGGAAACTACTTCTTTTAGCAATGCCTTCAATTCTCTTTTGCGTATTTCCTCGTTTTGCTTGTCGCGCTGTTTTATTTCCTCAACAACTTTGGAAGCTTCTATCTGCTTTTGTTCTATCTTTTTTAGTGTCTCTTGAATTTCTTCTCGAGCTTGGTTGCCGTCTTCCACGCTATCTTTCAAACTGAAATACTGCCCGGCCGCGCTCAGTATCAAAATGATAATCGAAATAATCACCGGAATTTTCCAGTTAGTGACTTTTTCTTGCCACGTTTTCATCTTTTCGATTTCCTTTTCCTGCGTGCAAACGTAAGGCTTTTCCGCTGCCCGTCGTGCGTCCGTAGCCGTCATTTTTGTATCGTCAAAACTACGTCTCAAAGAATTTAATTCCGAGATAACCCATTTCTCATCCGCCTTTACCTTTAGCTCGTCGCGAACCCATGCCCAATAACCCGTTGAGGGCGGCGGAATAGATGTTTTAGTGGACACATCTTCCCCGCGTGCGAGGCATTCCGCCAAACCAAAAACACTTACCCATTTAACAGCTCCTTTTTCGAAATAGTGAATATGGTCAACGTCGGATCACTTTCAACTAAATCGTGAAAATCTAAAGTTGATAAATTGGAAACATTTAAATCTTTGAAGGAACGCACATCGGAATAACGAAATACTGAAGCGACGTACTCAATGCAGTACATTTTAAAAGGATCTTGCGCCGTATTTTTTGGTTTAATACCAAACAATCTTTTTAGGCATAGTATGAGCACACCGAACCATGCTCCTTTATGATCATATCCCGAACCCATGTAATCGCGGCAAACAGCGATCCCCTTGAACAAGTTTTCTTTGGCCCGGATACACTCGAAATCTGTTATCTCTTCGAACGCTTTTCGAGTACTAATCATATGCGGGCCATTTCTATCAACATCGATAGCTAGCCATCCACCCAATTCAGATATATTCACAACGATAAAAGCATGATGGAATCTTGAGCCCATAAGATAACGTAAAAACCTGGCATACAATCTATTCGAGGTTGCTAGCACTACCAAGACTTTTGGATCTTCCGTCATTTATTTTTTTCGTTTTTCTCTTTTATTATCTTTTGCCAGTCAATATCCCTTGGCAATTTCCTCTTCTTGATCGGCTTTTCTTCTTTTCCATTTACGAAAATTTTTTTATTCGAAGACATGCACCACCACCTTGAAAGTCACGTCGGTTTCACCAACTGATACATAAATTGTGCGAATATACAAACCGGCCGTCACGACAAACGTTGAGTTTGCCATGAATATTTGACGATCTCTTTTCAACACGTTTATGTAGTCAGTCTTCACATATTTTTTTAATTCAAGGACGTCTTCCCCAACCGTGTATCCTAACATTGCAAACAACCCAAGAACGTCATCTTTATCAACAACGGAAAACTCGATATAATCCCCTTGAACCGCGTTTTCATCGAATAGTTCATACCAACCACCACGTAATTGTTTTTCTACAGTAACCAATTCATCAAAAATACTCGTCGCGCCCGCTGTCGCTGTGTAGAGATGTCCAGACCATTCAGGATACAAACCCATCGTATCTTCAAAAGTAGGCGCGATAACCGTATTCCCATCACGCGATTTTCTCTGTGTTCTAAAATCAACCATCAGGTAACATCCTCAATCCCGTAATGTGCGAACGCTCTGATATTGTCTATTGTGGACAAATCATCTCGCACAACAAATTCTAAAACTCTTTGATCCGTTACTACAATAGATGCCGCGCCCGGTTTGACCATGAATCCCACAAGCAATTTGCCGTTTGCAAATATAAAACTTTCTTGTGGGTGATACCGACCAAATAAATCCACATTATCTTTACTGTTAAATTTCCAAATAACGCTGTCCTCTCCAAGAGACAAATCTCTTTGCCTAAGAAGCAATCCACTCGTCAACGCGGTTATATTCGCAAACTTGTTGTCGTCCCAACCGGTTTCTATTTCTGCAATCATTAAAACCAACATGGACACGTGGTACTGGACAGACGTGTCCGGTGCTTTCACCTGAAAGATATACGGCCCACTTCCGCCAGAAGAAACTAATTCAATATCGTCAATATAAAATTGCTGTCCGGCACTCTTTTCACATTTAAATACGAACTTCTGGACGTCCGCAGTTAGCAGAAAATCAGTAATCGGTATCTCTACTTTTTGCCAAACATCCAAATCCATATTAGTCACGTAGTTTGCTACGTTTAGCAATGCGCCTATTCTGCTATTTACCGCATTCCTAAATTGTACAGTAAGCTCTGACTTGCTTGGGAATGCTTTTGGTTGCAACCAAAAGCTTATAGTAGCGTACGTTCCGTTTACGTCCACAGTTGAACCGTTATCATAAACTGACTCATCATCTTTCGCGGTAACACCGGTATCTAATCCGTTCGTTCCCGCGTGCATTGCCCCCGCCGATTCTGAACCCACACCCGAGCGCGACCAATCCCCGCCAGTATCACTAGCGCCGGTTCCATTCCAAACAATAACCGCAGTCCCGGAAGCAACGCCATCAACAGCCATTTGCTCTGAGTTATTGTCAGTTCTTTTGAACGCGTCTTGCCCTAAAATCAAATTACGTTCAGCGAAAAGTCTGGTTCCATCAGCCGCCGTAGTATAGCCCACGTCAAGCCCCCTTTGTCGCGAAAACGGTTCCCGTCAAATACTTAAATTTCACGCTGGTCAAATCGTCGTTTATCGTTACCCGAATTGAGTCGCCGTCCGCCCCGTAAAGTTTCACTAGCCCACCAAACCCCAAAGACGCTGCCAGCAAATCTTTTGGTCCGGTATTATTCACAATTGGTGGACGACCTGGAAATCGCAAAAAATCCTCATTAGAGCTAACGTTGGAAAGGATAGTCACATTGCTATCAATAACAGTTTGCACATTTATCCCAGTAGTTAACGCAACATTAGGGCCAAACGACAATCCATCAAACTCAAAGTCGTCGGCTGTAAACACCAATAGTAGTTCCTGGATAGCATAGATGTCAGAACCAGAAGGCCCAAAATCAAAATTTACCGCAGTGCCGCTGCCATCTACCAACATATTTTTAGAAGACCCATTTAAGCAAAAACCGATAACAAGGTCTGCTGGATTTGAAGGAATGCCTGTCCCGATATTTACGGTTGACCCTGGGGCGATAAGAGCTTCTGTTTGCGCCCTCCATACATTGCCGTTGTCTGTGTCTTGGATGAAATCTTGATAATTCGTGCCATCGCTTAACCGTGTCCTAGTTTCAAGTCGATACACTGATCCGTCCAATACGACGCCGATTGGGTTGCCACTCGCATCGTACAAGACCGTAGGCCATGCTCCCGACGCAGACGCCTTCGTTCCCTGCCCAACTAAACCTATCTCCTGTGTTCCCGCTGGCAATTCATCGGTAATTTTCTTGATACCGTCAGTGTCTTTGATGCTATCAAGAACACCATCGATTGTTCCTAATTTTGTATCGGCCGATGTTAGCGTATCTTCGGTTGCGGGATTGACGATAGTTCCTGCTGCATTTCGAAGTTTGCCGAGAAACTCATATTTATAGTCACTCCCATCTTGCGTGACTTTGATCGCATTTCCATTAGAATCAAATAAAACTCTAGCTAATGTCTCAGTCATGCAATCGCCCTCACCCTATTTGTCTCATAAATTCCGCTATACGTAACTGTATCCGTAACCGTCAAAAGAACCGTTGAACCGTCGGTATCATAAATTTTCCAAATTATTGTTGTTGGATTTATTCCTGTCCACGTAATATCTTTTTCTACAATTTTGTCTGTTTTACCAGAATCAATGTACCAAATAATTGTTGTTGGAAAAATTGTTCCGCTTATTTCTCTATACGCGCCACTTGCAAAACCATCCGCTGGCCCATCGTCAATAAAATGAATTAATTGTCGAAGCACTTTATGCGATTCTGCGGTAAGACCGCCGTCCCCGGCTAATAATTCCGTGAGCGTTTTTGTTCCCGTGACAACACCGTCTTTAAACGTCATGTTGTCGGAAGCATCCCTAGAAACTTCTACCGTGCTATCTGCGCTTGAATCATTTTGCAGAAACAAACTTCGGGCATCCAACCCGTCTTCGTTTGGATTGATTTCCGTTGGCACTGTGTCAGTTTGGGTACCTCCCCCCGAAGGAGATTCCCATTTTATACTTTGGACACGATCCGCCATTTACCCGCCTTTAAAGGCCTTGGCCCCAACAATACCGCTATCCGTTAACGCGTTACTGTTGGGGCCTCGACCATACCGCTAGCCCTAGCCCTAGCGCTTGTAGCCCAAATCCATCACTTGGACGTCGAGATCCGTCGCATTCTTCGCGAATCCCAACCTAATCACGCGCCCCGGCGTCGGAATCGATCCAAACACCACGCGTGCGCCCGTTGCTCCCAAGAAATACGGCGTACGTACTGTTGCGCCGGACAGACAACCCGTGCATACACCGTGCTTTACCACCTCGGAAGTTCCCGGATTCGCCGCGCCGCCAGTGCGGGCGATACCGATTACGCGAGATGTTTCCGTCCCGCTGTTGTCCGCAATCGCCAATTCGTCCGCTGTCGCGCTCCAACACACCACGTCGCCCGCCGCGATAACGACGTTGTTTAGGTGAGTGTCTTCAACCTTCGGGGCTTCCGTTGCCGTTGCGCTCGCGTGCGTATGCAACGAATCTGCATTGCTACCATCCGTCAAGTCATCGAGGTTTGCTGCGGTAACACCCACACCCACGGCCGTACCGTTGATCTTGAACAAGCTCGGGAGACCAACGACCTTTAGACCGTCCGCGTCAACGTCCAGTGTGTCTGGTGTCTCGTCAAGCTCCAATTCGAGGCCGCTTGCCCCGAGAACGATACCGTGCGCCCCGTCCACCTTGGCGCGCAATGAGCCCGAGGAAAACTCCAAACCTGGCGTAGCGGCAAGGCTCACGGCTACGGAATCCGCCGCAACCGCGATACCGTCGCCCGCGCCCACATCGATTGTGTTGAATGTTTTCGTGAGCCCATCACCGGCCAAAATTTGCCCTGCTCCGGTAAAAAGTACCCACGAACCGGTTGGCGTGGAACCCGAGAACGTGTAGCCCAGGTTATCGTAATAACCCACATTCGCGGTATCCTGGACCAGACATGCGGCGGAATTGATTGCGTCGCCGGTATCAGCACCCGTGTTGCTCGAACCCGAGAATTCGACAATCTTCCCGTCGTCCGAGGCTTCCGTGTAGGGAGCAAGCAACGTCTCCGAAGGAGTCAAGGCGAGAATTGCTCGCACACCCGCCGCAACAAAACCACCCGAAGCGGCCTCGAGCTGAACCCACGCGGTACCCGACCATTCCCGAATATCGCCCTCGTATTTCGCACCCGAGCCATCGATAACGTAGGCGTGCCCCGAATCGGGAGTAACCAGGGAACCCGTCAAACTCGAGCCCGCGAAATCGGCTCGTTTACCGTCGTCAGTCGCATCCGTGTAGGGAGCGATGAGGGCGGTTGTCGTGGACAGTAGCGCATAGAATCCAGCAGGAACAAACCCACCCGAACCCGTGGCGAGCTTTACCCAGGTTGACGACACATACTGCCACACATCGCCGACCGTGGCCGACGCCAAGGCCCCAACACCGTCCGCCGCCGTCACGACGTAGGCATCCCCCTCAACCGACAAGGCCTCGATTACCGATGCCGCCGCGTTGCCAACGAGGCTCATGCAATCCACGTTACCCAGCAACATTGGGGTATTGACCGGATCTGTCCACCCGAGACCAGTCAAACGAGAATCGACGTAGTTTTGGTTAACTGCGTCGGTTCCCGCCGTAGGTGTATCGGGCACTCCCGTGATCCGGTTACTGCCCATCGCCAAATTGCCAGCACCTACGGTCACGCCAAAAAGATTCCAGGTATCCGAAACAGTGTCCTGCTCAGAGTGAAATCCGTACGTGGGATCCATGTAGAGTATTTTTCTTTCAGTCATTTCTTGCCTCCGTATGCTGGCCTATCCCAGCGATGTTTAGCTGCCGTCCCCGACGTATTCGGGATTACCGTCTTTATCTATTTGGATAACAACGCCGTCTTGTCGCACAGTGCAAGAATCCAAAGAAATGCCTAGCCTCTTCTCTATTTTTGCGCGTTCTTGATTGTAGGCCTCTTTGCATTGCTCCATGCTGGCGATTGTATCCCGTTGCTTTGCTTTCAAAACGTCACGTTGTTGCGCGTATTCCCCGTTTAAAATACGCTCCTTCATTTGCAGGTTTTGAAGGACAGTTACTTGCATATCAACGCGTGCTTGATTCAAATCCAAAGACATAAGCTCCATGGGAGTCAACGATAGCTGATTCGGGATAACAAGCTTTGGTTTTCTACCACGTCGTTTACGTTTCGGTTTTACCACTGCCCCCACTTGCTCTGCTGGTTGCTCTGCTGGTTGCTCTGCTGGTTGCTCCCCGCCGCCTTCCGTTGTCGGTTCCACCGCTTCCGTTATTTCTCCCTCTTCTTGTACTATCGACATTTTTGGCTGGGAGATAATAGGGGAAGTTTCACCCTCAGTTGGTTTTCTTAAATTTTCAGTCATTGTTCCTCGCTCTCTACTTTATTTGTTACGAAACCCTTTTCGTTAACAAGTCATTAGGGCGCACCAATACGATTGATTGCCCCAACGGTTTACCCATTTGTTGAACCCAAACCGGCCCTCCATTAGGGGCCGGTACAACCTGCGTTAATCCACCGTCAAAACCTACGAACAAAGGTTTAGATATATCTAAACCCCCATATACTCCGGCCATCTCACCGGAGTATTGCACCTCACAACGCGTATCCGTAATTTTGTTTCGAATAATACCAATCGATGGCAATGTTGCAAACGTATACGGATTGCATTTCGTTACCTGGTAAATCCCACCAATGGGATCGGCTGTATTATAAATACAATCCCCCACCATATCCGTTGCTAAACAATCCGCCAAAAACGTATGTTCAGATTCGAATGTGGAAACGACGTTTGTTAGATTGGTGGGTACAACATCATGCCAATTATCAGTACCCAGTATTTGCCTGATTTGCGACAATACGTAATCTAAAAACTGTTGTTGGTTTTCGGATACAATTTCGGATGTTTGAATTTCAGCGGGAGTCTTTTGATCATCAAAAGACTCACTCGGGCGTGTTTCGAATAGGCGTAGTAATTGTCTGGGCGACACTCAACACCTCTTAACCTCTTCGCTGGAAAGCCACCAATTCTACTTCGCTTGATCCTACCAACCCCTTTAGCCACACCTTGGAAACTTCCACCGGGCCTTCCCACTCACCATAAGGCGTTTCGGCCGCTGCTACGGGAACTACTACGTAGTTCTCGCCATTCGTAAAATCCGCTTCCGTAAAATACAACTGACATGCATTCGTGGCCGCCCGCACTTTTAGAAATTTCGTAACGAACGGGAATTGGTGCGCTCTACCGGCCGTAGTTATTGTTCCACGAAATACATGTGGATAACCACCCCGCCCTTCCAATACACTCATGTTTCACCTCTCTACCGACGCTACGAAATTACACTTGCTGGCCCTTCAATTGCCCAACAATAAAAACGTCTAATACGTCGTCTTCCGTCGGCCCGGTTACGGTGATCCCCGTTGCCGTCCCTGCTACCGTTCCTTGGACCGCTCCGGTATGGTTGTGCACGAAAATTCCGTAAGAAGCGCTGGCCATATCCGAGGCCCCCACGCTCGCGAAAGAAATCACCCCATCGGAAGGCATCGCCGCCCGAAAGTACTGAATGGCAATCCCCCGAGCGTACGCGCCCGCGAGATTGGGGATGCCCTGGTCTGCCAAAATTGGCATGTAATCTTTCATATCTTTACCAGACATTATTCGTCCTCGTCTACCGTGTCGTACATCGCCGCGTAAATACGTTTAATCAATTCCGACTTGGGAGTTTTGATCGTGTAATTTACTGACGGGTACGCATCGGCCATTTGTCGCAGGTAACCGATAGACATGGTTGGATCTGGATCTGGCCAATCCACCCAACCATCCTCGGTTGTTGCGTCTGTTTTTTCTTTAGATTCCGTTTTCTCTTTTTCTACAATCGGTTCCCGCACAATCGTTTTAGCAGGCGTAGGAGCTTCGACTTTTTTTGGGATCTCTACGGCCTTCGGGGCTTCGCTTTTTTGAGTTTTTTCTGCCTTCTTTGGTGTCTCGGTAGTTACCAAAGACCACGCCTCCCTATTTTGTACCAGCTTGTCCACAGCCAAGGGATCATCTATTTCCGCGATACCCGTGGAATCAATTTGATACCTTTGGCCATTCACCGTCACGCTCTGCCCGGCCATGTGCGGTAATTTGTTTCGTAATGTCGTCATAAAAACCTACTCCATTTTAAAACGAGAAAATTCCCCCCGATAAAAATCAGGGGGAACATCCGTGAATTATCGCTTATGGTGCACCTACGTAGCCGCTAGCTCTCCCTATATTTTTGATCATCAAAACTTTTCCTGGACAATATAACAAAGGTACCCCATAAAGCAATTGAGCCCACCTGATACTTGTGTCAATGGTTGCAAGTGGGATTTTGATCAATGGGGCCAGTTGTTTGAATGACATGCACTCCAAATTTTGCTGGAAAATAAAGGCGGATGTACAATAGGGAAGATTGAAGTTTTGATCGATTACCGTCGAAGCTCCCGCGCCCGCCGCATTGGCTACGCGCTTAATGAGTCGCTGATTCCCAACCAGTCCGTTTTTCTGGGAGCGATAAAGCGCATAGTACTCAACTGCGGTTGTACCGCCAGGCGTTACGCCGAAAGTCATACGGTCGCCCGCTGCAACGGCAATCGCGCTCGCGTCCACTGCTACCTTGATACTGCGTCCGTACCGGTTGACGGCAACCACGCTGTAGAAATAATCCCCGGCATCGTCCGCTGTGAACATCGCCGCTGCATCGGCGGGAGTCGTCGCCGATGTCGAAATCGTGGGCGTGCCCGGACGTTTCGTGGAATCGCCAATTGCCGCTGCATTTGGCCCGCCACCGTCCGTAATGAACGTATTGGCGTCAAAGGCGATGTCTCCCGCAGGCGACGTGAAACCGCGAATATCCGTCCCGATCATCCCGTTCTTGTTTCCCGCGAACGTATCGTGCCGCTCCTTCGGGAAAAACGTTTTCACGAGATCGGCTTTGACTTTGGGGTTCAAATGCATGTTAGTTGGTTGCGCATAGTTCGGGCTGTCCTGCAAAGTCAACGCCGCATCGGTGAGAATGTCTTCCGAAAGGGGAAGGCCCCGCTGATCGATAATGTTCGTTGCGGGTGAATTGTCAGTGATCAACTTCTCGTAACCGTCGAATTGAACGGAGATGAGCGATGAATCACCGTAGAACAATGCGCTTTCCAATTGCTTAAGAAGGTGCATCGTCCCGTTGATCGTTTCTTGCGCAATGACGGGACCGATCGCACTTGTAACTAGGGTCATTGGATGCGTGACGGATCGAGTCGTTCCCATGAACTTTACGACCGCGTATTTTCTCTGATACGAACTATCATCGGATTCTGGAAGATTTCCTTCCGCAATAAACGCCGAATCAGAGTTTGAGCCGTATTCTTGTAGCTGATTGTACTCTTCTACCGTATTATATGCGGGTAGCTTCGGAATGGCTTTCCAGAGGCGTATGTGGTCCATCTTGTAAGTAGTCACTTTTAAAGTGGATTCCAAACTTTCCACACGTAAACTGAATCCGTCACCCGCCACAACTGAACCGGGGGCATTTATATCCGCCCCGGCCGTCAAGGCCTTGTTCAGATTGTCGACGTCTTGTTGGGTTGCCGCGCCGAATCCCTCAACCCCTTCATAATCTTTCCAACTCACTTGATCTGACATTTTCTTTTTCTCCTTTTTACCCCCCTTAAGTGGGGCAATTAATTAACAAAGCGCGCCCCTTTAGTGAGTTGTCGCGCCGTTTCTTTTTTCCCGAATTTTGGATGCTAGCCTGGGATCGACTGTGCCGAACAATTCGCATTTCGTGATAGCGCTGGCGATGTCGATCCCCTCCTCGGTTCGGCCTTCCATGCCCTTGGTCATGCTCTCTTCAAGCAATCCCATGAGGCCGTTAAGCGCATCCGATTTTCCAAGCTGGTTTGATGGGGGAGGGGTTCCGGCGAAAGATTTCTCGAGCGCGGCTACGCCCTTGCTTTTCGGCCCGCGTACAGGTTGTTCCTCGATTACCGAAATTCGTTCGGCGATACTCTTGATCAACCGACCCTCGTCGGCGACTGCCTTGGCCAGAATCAAGTTGAATGCGTGCTGGCGCGAGTCGGATCTTTCCTGGTACTCGGCGAGCATACCCAGAGACTTGACCAGTTCGGCGTGTTGCTCTTGAAGAAAATCGCTGACGTCGAGCGCTTTTTGCAGCGTGTCGTTTTCTTCGAGGCCTTTGGTCACCTCTTCAACAAAGCTTTCCTTCTCGGATTCGCCCTGGCCGAGCAGCTCGAACAATTCCTTTTGCTCGGATTTCTCGAGTGTTTCTTTTTGAGCCTTTTCGAGCAAAAATTGTTTTCTCGAAACAGGATCCTCGGCGTCAACAAGACTCTGCAAACGCACCAAAGACTTTTCGAGATCGTCTTCTGTCAGATCGGAAGACTCTTCCATATCCTCGCCCTCGTCTTCGCCCCCGTCTTGTCCCTCATCTTCCGCGTCCTCTTCGTCCTTCGGGGCCGATTTAGCTTTCAAAAGCTCGTCCCTTTGTGCCTGAGACATTTCGTCTACTCCTTGTTTAATCAACCCGCCGTTTTGCACGGCTGGTCAAGGTTAACAATCGCCCGATTTGCTCGTCTGTAGCATTCGGTAAACGGGCTTTTACGTAGCCGAATGCCTCATTTGCTGTTAAAGACTTCTTTGTCTTCTTTTTCTTTTTCTCGTTTTGGTCCTTTACGTCTTGTTCCAAATCCTCTTCGGCCAAGACTTGACCCGCGCCCATACCAGTTTTCACGCCTACCGGGGATTCATTGCTCGAGCAATCACCCATACCAAGCGTTTTCTCGAGCCCGTTTGGTTCGGCCTGCTCCATGGCCGCTAAACTCTTCGCGAGTATTTCCATACGTGAGTCGGTATTAACTGGACAGTTCGTAATGGCGACGTTACGTACCATCGCTTTCGCTATGATCCGCTTGTCTTCGCCTTCACGTCTTAGGATTTTTCCCTCGACGGAAAAACCTAAACGTCGATGCGTCTTTTGCAGTGCTTTGCCTAGCTCCCACACCTTGTCGGCTTCCGGCGTATCGAGAAGATAGCCTTCCACCCAATGCCCGTTGGCCTTGGCCATACGCCCGTCTGGGAGTTGCGAACCCTTTTCCACGTAGCGCGTCAATTCGGGATAACCCAAAATATCAACGGTTTTCTTAGAATGGTTGTCATTGAACCAACCGTTGCTTAGAAAATCGTTTAGTTCTAGGCCTTTAGCTAGGATAACCTCTTTTTGTCTATCCCGCGTTTCGCACGAAATGATCCCGCCGATACGTCTTTGTCTACCCTGGTCCGCCTCTGCTTTTTGGAAAAAACTTACTGGTACTTCGAAATCAAAATTCATGTTTACCCCGCGAAAAAAGCGAACGCCTTGTTTTTACGTTCGCTCCAAGCGGGATAAATCCCTGTAACGAGCCTACCGTAGTATTACCGTGCTACAACTGAAACTAAAGGAATTTAGGGATTAGTCAAGCTTTCTAACGCTTTAACAAAAACTGCTCATTTTGGACGAGTATTCCCCCGTCTAATTGCACGGGAACAATAACCCACGCCTTACACCAAAAACACTGTGTCTGGCACTTGTCATCTTCGAAAAACAGCGGGCCTTTAACCCGCAATCGAGTACGTTTCCCAGACTTTTGGAGTAAATGATTACCGCATTCGGGACAACGCATGATACCCCTTTTACTCTTGCTCCCGTTTAATATTCACCCTGTTTCCCGGCGTTTGGTGGCGCTCGATTTCCCGTTCAAGGTGTCCCCGGTTTCTCGAAATTTCATCGGCGATACCATCCCGGCGGGCTTGTTCCGGTAGGACGTATTTGTGTACGGTATTTACCCCCCTGAAACCGGTGTAAGTAGCTTTATCGATAGTCACGGTTTGCGTAGCTCTAGGATTCGGGTTTTTCAGCGCCCTTTTCATCCCCGTGGGATCGTCCTCATCCTTAATCTGCTTTCTCTTGGGCTTCTTTTTCGAGGGCGTTTTGATTGCGTAGTTCACACCCAAACCTGGGCCCGGCGACTTGTCCCCGGAGTACGTACCCGCCGTCGCTATCGTCGCGTTCAGTCCCTTGGTAAGCTCGGGCTTCCCCGCCTTCTTTTCCGCGTGCTCAATATCGAACATCAAATCGTCTTTTTCAAAGTCTAGCAGATCCAGCTCTGCTTTTAGCTCTTTCCCTTTGTACTTTGCTCGAATATCTTTTTCCCTCTTTGCTACGGCTTTATCTAATTTCTTTCGTGCGTAATCAAATGATTCTGTTTCCAAATAATGCTTCAACATACCTTCGAAATGTTGCCAAGCTTGCTTTGTTTTGTCTACGTCCAACCTAACAAAATGCTCCCCGCTATCTCGGTACAATAATGACAAATTGCTCATATCAGATTCTTTATCTGACATCATTCCCGTACCACGCGCTTTGTCCGCCTTGCCAATATCGAACAAAACCGGTTCACCGTTTTTATCTAACCCTGGCTGGATGGTATCGTTTATCGAGTACCCTCGTTTGTGTATCTCGATAACCGTTTTTTGAATCTGGTCTAATTGTTCGCGTGTGAATTTCTTCGGTATCTCTACCCAATCTTTTATTTGAAACCCCTTACCGTGGCCCGAAATGAACTCGGATCGTTGTACCCCTTTTATGTCCGCCAATTCGTTGCCTACTTCTGCTTGCTTTCTTAAGCGATCCACCGCTTTTTCCGGCGTTAAATACATATTATTTTCTGGATGATACGGCACGGGCGTTGATACCTTCACAACTTTATCGCCTACGCGAAAAGCTAACCCGTCGTCACCCTTCCCCAAAAATTCCGCTTTGCCGTCGAGCACTGCATTTACGGTTTCATTTTTCGACCTTACCGGTAAATCAACTTTACCCTCTAAGTCATTTTTTAGATGAGACAAAGACTCCTCGGGAACCCATGGCCCGAATTCCCCGTCCTTATCCTTCGAAAGACGAACCTTGCCGTCTTTCGCGTCCACTACATGGAACGTAACGTCGTACATGCCCATTTTTTCGTGGGGTTTAATCTCTAATTTCAACCCAATTAACGGGGATTTCTTTTCCTCTTTCCAGGGGATCGTCATTTTGGCGTCCGCCCATTTACCCCCACGCGGACCAATAAAAGGCCCGGCCTTTCTAAGGCTATCGACTGCGAATGACGGTTGCCTAAGTGGTCGACTGGGCTCTACACTCATAAACAAACTCCCCGCCGCTTCTTGCTCCGGGGTTTCCGTCGGTTTCGCTTTCTTTGGTCCGGTGCTTTTTAGGTGCCTTTGAACTACCTCGTTGAATACTTCGATAGGTGTACGCGCCGCACCCAATAAACCCGCCTGGCCTTCGGGATTTTCTTTCGCTACCGCAGCATAGCCCCTAAACAGTTTTGAAATTTGATTTTTGCCCGGACGCCTAATCATTACTTCGAGTAAACTCATCGCTCGGGAATTTTTCGTTACGGGGTGTTCCTCTTCGACGGCCCCAAGGCCCATCTGGGCAAACAAGTTTTTGAAGTCCTGCGAAGACATATCAGGCTTTAATGCCTTTGCCGTTCCTCTATCAATTTGATTTTGCAGGTAATTGTAGGCGTCCAAGGATACCCGTATATCATCGCCTAAATCGTACCCTTTGCCGTTTTTCTGGGCTTGTGCCATGTACGGCACGCTTTGCGCTAGATTTTCTATAATTGACGGTCTTGTGGCGCTTAATAAATCAGCGTCACCAATCATCCGGCCTACCAGGACACGGGAAACCAAGGTTTTCCCGTCCGCGTTCATCGTGCCGTCTTTATCGAAATACTGATTAGCGTTGCGTTGGTCTATCAAACCCACGTTTCGAAGCTCGGTAATAAACGGATCTGCTTTTTTCTTCCCCAAAAACGCGCCCAATGTTTCGTCGGCGTCCATGGCCTCACCCAGTGCTTCTACCGCCGTATCGGTTAATTTTCTACCCATGGCAACCTGCATTGTCCTGGGGTCCATGCTCTGCGTGAACGATTCATTCATTTGCCGTACGAGGAGCTGTTTTTCTGTTTTGGTATTCCCACCCTCGTCAACTACTCGTACCAGGATCGGGTTTTTGAAAGCCTTCACGTCTTCCGGCGAGAATCCTGTTTCGTGCGCGTGCTCGGCCAAGTATGCCCGCAACTGGTCTGCTTTCTCGGGGTGTTTCGCGTACGCCAACTGCATAGACATCGTTCGGCTGTTACCCCCGAGCACTACCCCGTCCGCGCTCATAATCGGCGGACCATTCACAGCGTCGGGATTGGTATTGACCACGAATTCCGGCGATAGTCTTTGCGCGTTGCGCATGACTTTTGCTTGTTCCATTTTATCTCGATGATAGGCGCGTTCCTGAATTCCCTCGGGATAATCTTTCCTTTGGTTAAACGACCGTGGATCGTGACTCGCTATCACGTCGTCGGCTTCCATTAATTTGTAACGCGCTGTGAGGCCCTTAGCCTGGCCTGCTTCCCCGGCAACAAATACCGTTGTCGAGCTACCTACCGCTTTCGGCTCGCTGACCGTGGCTACGCTGGGCACTTGGAGCATGACTTCGCGGGCCGGTTCTATCGCCTTGTCGGCGAGGCCTGGGAAAGCCTTCGCAATCAACAAAAGTTTTTGAATCGATTCCGATGAAAGAGCGGTTGCCAGGGTTTGCGCCGCGTCCTCGGCCGTCCCTCCACGAGCTTGTTCGAGCAAAGCGCTCAACTTTGAGATTTCTTTTTCGGCCTTCTCGGCCACCTCGGCGATAGGATCTTTAGGCTCTTCTTTGGGCTTTTCCTTTGCCCTCTTTTTACCCTTCGCCCGTTTCTTTGGTGGCTCTTTCGTGGGCTCCGGCTCGACCGCTTGCATTTCCCGTCTAATCTCGGTTACCGCTGCGACATGGCCGAGCTTAACGACTTTCCCGCCCGCGAGGTTTTCCGCTGCCCGAATTGTTGTGCGGTAATCATTGTTACGCTTGGTAATCACGTCTCCGATTACCGCCGCCCTGGCCTCCACTTCCCAACCCCTCCGCTCGAGCGCGGCCCCGATCACCTCTTTTGCTCGGAAAGGGTTCACCCCGGCCCTGGAGAAAGACTTTTGCAGTTTCGTGTAAACGTCCGGTACGCGCTTTTTCAGATCGGCTAGTCGAGCCTTATCAGTAGATCCCTTTAGCTCCCCGAGCAATTCCCGTGGAACGTGCTGCAATACCGCGTTGACGGATTGCATAGCTCGTTTTTCGGCCCACTTGAAATAAGCCTGGCCGTAAAATTCTGAAACAAAGGTAGACCATTGGTGGCCCTTTATAACGAACGTTTGGTTTTTCGAGCGCAAGTGCACCGTGCCGTTCGGTTCCACCTTCTCGACTTGAACCAAATCTTCGCCTAATCGGATTGATTCCCCCGCCTTCACGTCCCGCGCAACCGCTGACTCTGCGTAAAAATACCGGTATCGTTGTTTGCCGTTTTTGTCGGTATACGGCACCCGCCGGATGTACTTCCCGCCGACTTTCCCCGCCTTCAATAAGGTGTCTTCCACCGGGAGTACGAGCTTGATTCCCGACTTGCCCATTTCCCCGGTTTTTGGTTTAGTATTAGCAATCCCTTGCCTTTTATTGTCTCCAAGTATATCTTGGGCTTCATGCGATTTAAAGGCGGACACATCAGACAATTCCCTAATGCCAAAACACAATACCGGCTTATCTGGGATAATGGCCGACAACGCCTTGAACATAGGGTTATTATGGAGCGCCATTTGCGCCGCCCACTCCTTTCCTCCGAGTTGGTCCACCACAAAGACGGGAACGGCCTTAATAACGCGATCTCCAACTTGGAGATCAAAACACCCACGGAACACCGTAGGGAACATTGGGGTCCTCGCATGTGGGATCTGGATAAAGCTGTTCTCCTCTGGAATGAAGGTCAATGCATCGGTGAAATTGCCCGTAGATTGGGAGCGACGCAAACAGGCGTCCGAAAAGTCTTTCTTAATCATGGTCTCCCGATCACACGCCCAACTAGAAATAATCGTTCGCGCCGCCTCTGGCCAAGAGAAAAAGCAATCACCCTTTACCACCAAGGCGTTACGCTCCAAGAAATCGCCGCCAAGTACAATGTTACTCCCCAAGCCATTCGAGCCGGATTTCGTAAATTGAATGTCAAATTGCGCTAACGACTTCTGTAGATCATCTTCGGCCTTCACTGCTCGGGACATCGCTTGCTCGTCTTCGTACTTGACTCCGCCTTTTCCCCCTGGTACTAGAATTCCCTCTTCATCGTACCCCCAACCCTTGGGAACCCTCACTAATGTACATTGACAATTGGGATGAACTGCCCCCACTACCGGATCCCAGTCTTGCGCTTTCTTCCCAAAATTAGTTCCGTTATTTTCCAGGGTAGAGAGCTTGAAAATTCTTGGGTTCCCGTCTGGACCAACGTGAAGGCGTAGGCAATGGTTACAAGCGCCCGGTTGCGGGATCTTGGACACGTAGGCCTCTCCCCCGTGCTCTTTGCGTATCCCGTCGGCTACGCCCTCTTGCATCGCCGTTTGTTTTTCTGTTACCGCGATTCTATCCCAGTCCCGCGCCCAGTCCTTTGTTTTCCAACCCAAATCAGTTTTAAGCTGTTTTACGGTTTCGCGTTTCACTATGTTTTCGGCGGTCGCCGTGCGAATATCCGTTTCTAATCGTGCACGCAATTTTGAATCCGCCTCAATTAAATCACTACCTACTGTTGCCCCGATCTTGTTCCCTAAACCCTGGCAATACTGGCCCGCGTGCAACGCCGCCATTTGTGCCGCCTGGCGCTCGACCGCTGTTAGCGGTATCGGGTTTTTCTTCACGTACGCCTTGAATTCTGGATACGACATATCGGCTATTTGCTTGGTCTCGAGCATGGCCAATACTTGCCCGTACAAATAGGCGTCTTTTATCGAATTGACTTGGGGATCGATTAGGCCCTTTTCCTTTAACCGTTTTATGATTTCTTCTGGTAATGCTTTGTCGTCTACCGCGTTGATAATGAACGCGTCGTGGTAGTCCTTTATGATTTCTTTTATTTCGTGTAGCTGTGCTGCGGTAAACAACATTGTATCACCCCTACCATTCGGCTAATCGGTACCGTGTTAATATCTCGTCTTTAGTGAGCGTGCCATAGACCAATCCCCAATAAGATTTTGGTTCTAAGAATTCTACTTCGACAAAGTTTTTAGACACCGAAACCACCTTGACGTATCGCCAACCGTCCATGGCTATTACGTCAAAATAGATTTGCCCTGGCTTGATTGTGTCTTGCGTCATAGACTGCGATCCATAACCCTACCGATGGCCGCCAACATTCTGTCGATGTGATCTTTGTATAAAACGCTTGTTTGTTTATGCAGATCATGAAGCGCTGGGTGACGCAACGTCACTGCTTTTTCAGGCAAAGCTTTCCTCAATAGCTCGGCCGTATCGGGCGCGACGTTTCGGAATAACGCTTCCAACTGGGAAACAAGTTCGGTAGACTTTTCGGCTAGCTCCCGTTCGGTTGCCTTCAATTCTAAACGCATGTTTCCCCCTCTACGCCGTATCTCCCCACGCGCAAAACAGACCTTCCATGTCTTCCGTAACTGGCGCGGCGATATTCACAGCCGTAATATCGGCCTCGAGAAACAGCTTTGCGTAATCGCTAGACGTGGCCCCGGATCGACGTAGTTGGATTGTTTCCGCTCCCCCGTTCAACGTCACCACGGCGTCTTTATTCACTTTGATGAAAATACCCTTCACTGCGGAAATATCGCCTAGGGCCAAATCCTCATCGGTATTCATCAAAATTTTGAATTTACCGGAAGTCTGCCTGTAATACGAATCAATCACTACCTCGGATAACGCATCGTCGGGCGCGAAAAGAAAATTTTTGAAATCCGCGTCGTCCGCTATTCGCACATTCACTTTGTGTTTAATTCTCATTTTTCCCTCATAGTTCTACAACCCAACTACGCGTCAGGCTTTTTTCCGTTTCGCCCTCGTTCTCGTCCTCTTCGTACTGGGATAACAGCGTTTGGAAGTCTACCGGCTTATTCTTTGCTTCGCCGCCTTCTTTGCCTTGGTTCTCTTCTTCACCGGGAGGGAATCCCGCGCCGCCTTCTTCCCCGCCTTCTTCGGGCATCCCCTCCTCGCCCTGCTGGCTGGCCATGTGGTTTTGCATCCAGACCGGATCGAGGATTATCTCCCCCTTGCCCTCCGGCAATGGCGGTAAATCTTCCCCGGCTCTAATCTCGTCTACCGTCTTGTAGCTCTTTACCTGCTTGGTCGCCAAATCGGCCGTTTCCGAGTGCGTCGTGGAATCGAGGCCTACAAACTCGAATTCGAAATTTTCGTTTATCGGCCAAACGATGTATTTGTTCATCGCCCTTGCAAAGAAACTCATTAACGGCCGCAACCCGCGTTCTTTACTTTCCGTAATTTTTTCTTTGTTGCTCGCTTCTACTAAACTTGCTTTCTGTCCTGAATTTCCATACTGAAAATTGACTTCCACCGGATCAATGCTGAAACAACTGCAAGTCACTTTGATCAAGAAATCCATCCAAGCCGAAAATTCCATATCTCGGGCTGACTGCTGCAAGTTTATGTATTGCAAATCCTCACTGTTAGTAATCGGCGTTCGCCAGCTATTCTCTACGCCCGAAATCATCTGGTACCATTGCCGCCTGAACGACTGCAATTGACGCTCTGGCACCGTTCCCTTGAAATTGATAATTCCCTTTGCCGCCGATCCCTGCGTAAAGAAATTTTGATTGTACTGAAACGAAAAGAGCAAACTAGTGATAATTGGAATTAACATTTCCAACTCGCTCACGCCGTACCCGTAAAGCCGTAAATCAGTACGGGGATTCCGTACCCCAAAGCAAAGCTCGTCTTGGGTATACTCGGAAATGATCATCCCGTCGTAAATTTGGACATACCGAATTTCTTTTTTCAAATCCTCGTTTTTGTGCGTCGAGGCGGTATCGGCGAGCCGAATGGTCGAGGCGTCTACCGCGTACCATTCTGCGGGCGTCCCCTTGCGATTGGGAACCACCTCGAAAGTCATTTGGTCGAGAACCATCGAGTCATACATGACTTTCCGCATGAAATCTTCTAATCCGTCCCGGCCCCGGATATTATCCGTAACGCCCGTCCGCATGAAAATGGATTCCATGTCCCTAATCCATTTCATCTCGGCCTTGGTCGGCTCCTTCTCACTGTCCCGTAAACTAAGGCGAAATCCCAACTGATACCGATCATGCTGCGGAGTACAAAACGCGGCTAACTGATTTAGGCGTGTTTGGATTATGGCCTGGACGATAGGCATTTTCCAAGTCATAGCTCGCAACGTCCCGTACGTAACCATCGATGGCCGGTCTTTGTATCCTAACTGTTCAATGATTGCGTAGGGATCCCAAAAAAGCGACTTGGGATCGTCAGTCGCTTTCTCGATAGGAACCATGCCCCTGGTTAATTCCTTGTCGGCTTTGGGCTCCTTTTCCTCGTCCTTATCGTCTCTCTTCGCCTTCGCTAGAGGCTCCCCCGCGTACTCTGTGAGTACCTCCCCAAACGCGCCCAAAGCCGTTTTACCTAGTCGGCCGATACTATCTCTAATGCCCATTGGTAACCTCTCGCCGCGTTATGCTGGCCTACATTATATCCGCTTGCATTATTTATCGTCTACGTACCGGCCCTCGTCCACGTAAACCACCCCACGCTCGGCCGTACCCTCTCCACAATGTGGACACGCAGTCAACGCCTTGGACATCTTGTCCCCGCACGCCTTGCACCGTACGATGTGCATTATCCCGATGTGAGGTGACAATCTGGGAGCTGATACCCCGTGATAGAATGAATCCGACTTGGCCATTTTCGCCGTGAATTCATCCGTCCCCGTGGAATACACCACGCGAGATTCCCGATCATATCCCCACTCTCGAGATTTTGCCATCGGCTCCGGCTCCGGTTGCTGCCTAGGAACCCCCGGTATTCCCACCCGCTCGTCGGGTTCACCCTTTTTCAGCTTGGATACGTACTGGGCGTGTTCGAGCGCGTACGCGTCCCGAATCCCCTGCGGGGTTGTGTCGCGGAAACTCTTCGAGGCCTTCGCCGTCTTCTCGATTGGCTTCTTGTGCTCCTTCATGGCTTTTTCGTCTTCCGCATCGTCTTCTGATAGTTTGTCCTTCGTGGGGTTTGGTGCGGCGATAGGCGGACCGCTCGCCGAGTCGCCCGAACCCCCGGTTTTTCCTACCCCGGCGAGCTTGCCGCCTTGTTCTTCCCCGTTACCGCCTAGTTTCGGCTCCCCCGAAGGCATGGCCCCGTTACCCTTCGCAAACTCATCCAGTGCGTCTATTCCGTTCATTTCGTTTTCTCCCATTGATTTTTTCGCCATGTCCTCTAAATGCTTTTCCATTTCGGGCGCGAAATCGTCGAGCATCGATGCGGTATCTAAAACCTCGTCGCGCTTTGTTTCCATTCGTTTCAACATGTCTTCCATCGATAGTGACACTTTCATCCCCTCCGCCTTTCTCATCTCAAGCCATTCCTGTAATGACTTCATCCAACCTTTTGCGCGTGCTACGGCGTGCCTTTCCTTCCCCAATTTCTTAAAATCGTTTACGAATTTAGGATCTAACACGGTTTCCTTTTCCCCGTTAAACGACCAAACCGGTCTTGGAGGCCTTCCCGAATTATCGAACAACGCAAACTCATCGGCTGTCCGCGCAATTTTTTCGAAATTGCCTGGGATTAAATGGTGCGCCTGTTCGAGTATTTCGTGGGGCACATAGCGCCCTGAGCGCTCCGCCCGCATGTCGGCGCGCCGCTTCGCCTCGTCTAACGAAATGTGAGGCATCATTACGCGCACATGATACCCGGCGTCTTTGAGCTTTTGGATTTTGCCCTGATACTTATCAGAATTTGAACCCGTGCCGTCCATAATCAGATTTTTGCGATCTGCGATGGCTATTTGCAATATGTCCTTGGCGATATCCGAACTCTCTTCGTGAGCCATCCATGCGGCGTCCCTCGCGCTGATAGTTTTCCCGTCTTTCTTGCCGAGATCCAAGGCCTGCTGATATTCCGGCAACTCCTCTTTGCAATCATCGGAATTGACGTTCACGAAATCGTGCTCATCGCCCATAACGTGTCGCACGATGGTTCCTTTACCAGCTCCCCCGCCTCCCATCATTACGATAGCCACAGGCCTTTGATCGCTAGGCACGCTAGGAACGTGATCAACAAATTTACTGATAATCGCCGAATGTAGCCTTTTACGCTCTGGGGTATATCCGTTCGGGCCTTTGTACTTGTTTATGGTTTGGGCAGGCAACCCCACGTCTACTGTGGACACCCAATGACGCAATGACGTTTCTTTCTCGGGCTTCTTTTCCGTAGGCTTCTTTTTACTGGGTTTCTTCTTTGACTCTTGCCACGGGATTTTGTGCTGCGGATCTGCCCATTTCCCCCCTCGAGGCCCGTAATAAGGGCCACCTTTCGCGAAGTCATCGAGCGTGTCTATTGATTTTTGGATGTTCAAGGGCTCGTCTTCCGGTTTCCAATCCAAAGTAGGCGGAGGCACCAAACCCAAATGTCGAGCAATCTTCAAATTATCCCCGGCGTATAGGCCTCTTTTGTGATCAATCGCCGCCTTGAACCCGTCTTCGTAATAACTACCGTGTTTACCGCTCACCTTTTCATAGGCTGCCTTGGCGTGCGAAGCATCGGTATACGGATCCTTATCGTGGGCCGCCTTACCCGCTTTAAACCCCTCGCTGAAATCCACGTCGTATTGTGGACTCTCGAGTACTTGTTTTTTCTTTTCCCCCTCATCTAGACCGGTAAATTTAATCCGAGAATGATACTTCCCCTCTTTCACTTGTTTCTCAAAATCAGCATAGGAACCCCTATTAGTAATACCATGACTACTAACAGACCACACCGTATCCCCAACACGCTTAAATTCGTTACCGGTAGCGGGATCTTTCCCCAACAATTTACCCGCCCGTAGCTCGCTATAAGTAGGCGTGCTCACTTTCGGTTCCGGCGAAACTGGCTTCTCGCTGGCCTCTTGTTTTTTCGCCGCGGGCTTTTGTCCCGTTTCCATTTTCTTATAAGTTTTTTCGCGCTCGGCTTTTAACTGACTTTTCCCTTTATCTGTTATCGCGTATCCCGGATCTTTGTACTTCCCACCGGTAGAAACCTGCGTCTCTTTTACTAAACCCTGCTTGACCAATCCCCCCATGGCCTCTTTTATTTCCGCCTCGGATTTACCCGAGGCGTTAACCAACGCATTAACTGACATATTGTCCCGATCAAGCAAACTCCCCATTGCATAGTTTTGCACGCTGGTTCTCTTTTGTGGGGCCTCTTTGTCTTTTCGCTTCGACGTCTTTCCCGTGAAATAATCCTCCCTCGCTTCCCGGCCTTTATCTGCTACCTGGTAAAGCTTCGTGGGCGCGCTACCTTTCGGGCCTATCTGAAATTTCTTGCTCGTGATTAATCCCTTGTCTTCCAACTTTTGAACCAATCCCGCGCTATCTTCTTTGGCCACACCTATCAATTTGGGGAGATCATCCGCGTAAAAACTTTGATTGCCGCGTTTCAAGGCAAACTTGGCGAACACTTCTTTCAACCCGTCTTCCGTCGAAATAGCTGTGCGAAGCTTCGCTTCTTTATTCGCCTTAGCCTTTTCGGCTTTCGTTTGGGGCTCTTGTTTCGGCTCCGGTTTCTTGGCCGGTATGGTAAAGTCTAGGCCTAGCTGCCTGGGATCGGCCTGTTTCTTCTCTTCTTTTACTTCTTTGTCCAGACCTTGAGACGCCTTAGCTCCCTTTGGAGTTAACTTAAAACCTGGGATAGAACCCGACATCGTTTGGATCTTAGCATCCTCTATTAGTCCTTCGGCCTTCAACGCTGGCAACGCTTCTTTTATCGCCTTTTTCGCGGCGTCGGATACTGATAACCTCGTTAAATCAATAGCTCGATGCTCCGACAACATGCCCAGAATAGAGGCCTTAACGCTTTTATCTACCGCGGCCTTTTTGCCCCCGCCTTTGGGCTCTTTGTCATCCCATGGAATTTTGTGTTGTGGATCTTTCCATTTACCGCCTCGTGGTCCGTAGTACGGGCCGCCCTTCGCAAACTCGTCTAGTGCTTCAATAGTCATCTCAACCCGCCTTTACGATGAATCGCGCCTTGTTGAATTCGAAAGACAACTGGCCTTGCTTTTGTGGTTTATAATCGCTATTTGTTTTCGGCTTTACCTTTTTAAACGTCGCCGTATGCCCCTCACCTTCCCGAGTTAATACCCCATCTTTCACGAGCTTATTCATTGCCGATAAAATAGTATCACTGGGTATATGCAACCCGAGATTGTACGCAAAATGTTGTGTCATGCCCACGGCGTTTATACCGACATTCGGGCCTTGTGGTTGGAACCAATTCAATACCGCTTCTTTTGCTAATTTCGGTTGATCTTTTTTAGGGGGAATTTTCTTTTTCTTTTGCTCGTATTGCTGCTTTTGTAGTTCCTTGCGCTGCTCATTATTCATATTATTAATAGCTCGTTCGCCTGTACCCGTTAACCGATAGCCAACTCTAAAACCTTCATCGGCTGTTTCCCCCGCAAAATCGGTTACTCTTTCCACGTAATGGCTCACTGCCATATCGGTCAAATCAGATTGTTTAATATTAGGGTGTTGATCTAGCCAAACCGTCCCCTTCTTTTCGAATAACCGAAGTAATTCAGCCTTGCCCCTATATCTATTTTCATCGACTTGTTTCTTTTCCTTCTCAGTCAATTCAGTCTTTAGGGGCTTTTCAACGGGTTTCTCTTCGGGCTTTGGTGTTTCTGGGATCACGAGCTTAGGCTTTTCGGTACCAGCCTTTTGTCTGGGATTGCGTTTATACGTGGTCACGCCGCCCGGTTCAGTAGAACCAGTAATATTGCCTTGCCTGGCCAACGTATCGATAACCTCTTTCGCCTTCGCCTTATCGAGGCGAAATGACCGCGATACCTGCGCGAGGGTTATGGTACGTTTGGGATTGGCTAAAAAATCAAGTAGAGAATTTGCGATGCGTGTTACCGCCTCGTCTTTATATTCGTAAACCCATTTTCCTTGAACCATTTTCTTGGAAGTGTACTTGTGCGGCCCGGCTTTTTCGAGGTACTCATCCAACGCCGTTACTGGGATTACGAATTGCTCTCTAATCATCATTTTCCGCCTCTGGTTTTTGATCCCTCAGTCTTGAAAGAATATCCCGCATAGAGCCTTCTCGCCACGCCTCAACCCGAAAGCGTATTCCGGGATATTTTTTTGCCATTCTTTGCACGTCCCTTACCAATGCTTTGCTGCACAAATAATCCATGCCCGACGTTTCAATCGATAAATGATTGCTCCCAGCATTAGCCCACGCCGAAATATCAATTACCTCGTCCTCGTTGTATTTTTTCACTGCTACCCCCTTTATCGCTATCAGGCTCTTTCTTAAGCTTGAATTTTCCTCCCTTAAAACTGATTTTCCCGCCCGCTCCGTCTTCTAGAATTTTGGCCACCTTATCCGCCCCAAATTTCTGGACTAAGGGTTTGAGCGCGCTCGGCCGACATCCGCCCTCTCCCGCCGCCTGTACGCACTTCACAACTTGGTTCGTAACGTAGGCTACGTTCGCCGCTTCGCCGTCTACATGGGCGTCCTGGCGTTTCTGGTAACTCGCCTCATCGTACACGTAATTGTAACCCCCTCCGGGCTTAGGAACCCGTCTATGGTATTTCCCGCCTCGAGGCACGGCCTTGGACAACTCGTCAACCGTCACAGCCTCCACGTACACGAAAGATTTTTGGATTTGTCGCCAGTACGCGAGGCCTCGTTGCAATAGCGCCTTGGTCACCTCCACGGGCAATTTTTCCTCTCGAAATTTGTCGAGCGCTATTTGTCGGAAAGTCAATTCGTTTGCCGCTGTGCGCGCAGTCTGAGCGATGAATCCCGCCCACCTGCTCGCCTCTTGCGCGTTGAACCCTAGGCCCCTTACCGCCGCTTCCGGCCGCAACACGGGTATGTCATCATAACGCTCGAGCCGCGCCTGAGATAGCTCGGGAGGCTTGTCCGTCAATCGCCGCAACTCCCGCGGTAATCGCTCGCGTCCAGGCACTTGCCCCGGCGTGCGCGCCTGGTTGTGCGGTACCGGTACCACGTAGCCCTTGACCAGGGATTTTTTCATGCGCTGGTAAAGCGTCGTGATAAACGCCCAATCGTCGCCGCGCCCTAGCGCCTTGGCTTCCGCCTTGGCTTGCCGCAACAAGAATTCATCGCCCACGTCGGGCCTCTTTTTCCCGGATGTCACGCTCTTGGCAAAAGACTTTCGCATTTTCTTGAAAATCGCGACGATATACGGCCAGTCCTTTTCGTGCCCCTGCTCGGCCGCTTTCTTTTTCGCCCGCTCCCACGCCGCCTCTTGCCCTGGTTTGACTATGTTCGATGGCACTTATTTTGCTCCCTGTTCAAGGTATCGGGGCCGTAGAGTGAGAGAGCGAACCCCTTAACTGCTACGGCCACCGATAAGGGAAACCTAATACCATTGCAGTACTTTCGGCAAGGAATGTAGTAAATCATTGTCGTCTACGAGATTGACTGACGTATTACTATTAATTGCCGCCTTCCCGTTCCCGTTGGTCGGAGTCTTCACAGTCTGCGAACCGTTCCCCGGTTTCGCCTTCCCGTTCCCGTTCCCCTTGGCGGGTTCCGGTTTCAACTTGCCCCCTAATAGCTCGGATCGGGCTTCCGTAAGCTCGGCTAGGATTTCCTCGCTGCTCATTTGTTCCCCTTCTGCGTCGCCAAACGAAAACGCGAATCCCCCTTTCTTTATTGCCTCATTGCAGATCCAGCAGGCCATAGGCATGTCATCATGCGCCCCAACGCTCGACAACTTTCCGTTTTCAAAGGTAAAATTGGCCATCTCTTCGATCCACAAGTTTGTCACCTCCACGCTCTTAGCATCCCCCCTCGGAATCCTGAATTTCCCGTTTTCCAAGAGAATACGCAAACTTGGCAAACCATTCTCTAAAGAGTGTTTCTGTATTCCGGTGGTAAATTTGGTAATAGGCAAGTCGCTTGTCCTGATTAATTCATCTCCAAATATCCTCTGCATTTGATTACTTTCGAGGTAAATCAACGCGGGATCGTACTTCCGCCCTAACTCATTTATCAGGCTTAATTGCTCCTGAAAAGGCATACCCTTATGCCTGTGAATATCAATTAGCCACCTATTTCCAAATGAATCTTTCCCCATTACCCAAACAACTAAATAGTCCGCCTGAATACTCGTGCTCATAGCGAAGTCCACGCCCATGTAAATTTGTACACCCTTATCCTCCCAAAACTCTTTCGACATTCCCAGTGTCAACCCGTATTGTTCTACGGGGTCGCCCTGGAATAATCGTTTCGGGAAGAAGCTAGAACTATCATCTATCGGATTGCAATTATGTACGGCTATACCATCCGCTATGTAAGAATTATCCCCCTCTACTTCCAAATTGTAAACTTTACCCTCGTGGAACGTTATTTGTATATCCACCACCTCTATCCAATCCTCGCCATGTTCCGTTGGATACATTATAAAGTCCGTAGGTGTTAAATAACCCGCCTCTATCCAACCGTCCTGGGTGAGCACGTTATGATTCGGGGTTACTTCTAAAACATCCTTTATCCGTATTAAGTTTCCGAAGTAATCACTTTCGAATACACGCGTTACTTTCTTCCACCTATTTTTGTGCGTTAATACCAACGTACCTACTTTTACGCTTTCAATCGGTACATGCCCGGCGATTGTTTCCACGTATGTATTTCCCTTACAACAAAGGAATTCACGGGAAAATCGAATACTACCTATTTCCCTTTTACGCTGCACTAACGCTTTCTTACTATATCGTTCAGTCCAAAGCGCTTTACCTCGTTCGTCTAGCGCCTGGTACTTAACGAATTTATACTCGCGATTCTTTTTTAACTTCCCGTATAAATCCTCTTTCGCGAACGGGGTGCCTACCACGATTATTTGTCCACCCGGCGTAATCATATTGGTTATAGCCGTATAGAAATAATCAATTTGTTTCCTACGCGTTAACTCGCTATAAGCCGTATCGTCTGACAAAGCGTCGTCGACTACGATCCAAATTGGATGAGCCCCTCGAATTTTGGTTCCCAGTCCGCGTGCGTAAATCTTATGCCCGTTACTACATTTAATACTGGATACCCTCCAATGTTCCTTTTTAGTCGGTACTAGCCAATTTAGTTTCGGGTTGTTTTCCAACTCCTCTTTTATATCCCCGAGAATTCTTTCGGCCATCGGTTGCGTCGCCGAGAATATAAAACCGACTTTCCCCGGATTGTTTATCGCTTTCCAAATCGGATACGCGAAATCAAAGAAAAACGTATTATGATTTATAACGTCCTCGGATATATACGTATGGTATTCCGGTACTTGTATAGCGTAAGTCATTTCCGATGGTTTAACTTCTACCTTTACCACCTCATCCCAAAATACAGGCCCCTTTAAACTTTTCCCCCTGGAAACATCTTTTTGCTCATTTCGCCGCAACAAGTCAATTAGCGCTAGCGCCTTATGACTTCGCAACGGAATACACCGGTGAAACTGGACAGTACTCCCGTTATTAATGGCTAATTCGAAAAAAGCGTAAAGCTCCCCCTTGTATTGGGATTTTTTCTTTTTGCGTACCACTGAAATAATCCCTAAACGAGCTAGGAGACTTTGCACGTCTTTAAGTAATTGGTGACTCGTACTACTCGCCTTAATAACGTCTCTTTCGATACCGCCATCCGCATCAAAATAACCCGCCAAAAACTCGGCTATATCAGAATCCCTTGCCTCGAATACTTGCTCTGGCACAAACTTTTCAGAAGATCGCTTACCCCATAAACCCAACCCCTTTAACCACGCATCACATCTTTTATCATGAGGCACACCTTTAACTGGTATCCGATAATGCACCCCCTCACCCGTTAAACGCCAACCGCGAATTTCGCATTCTGTTATTAGATTTTCTAATATCGATGCGTACGTGGTAGTAATCGATACGGTAGATTTAGCTCTAAAACTACCATCACCTATGAGTAATCCGAGTAACCACGGGCTTTCTAATTTTCTTTTACCCAAATCCCCGATACCGTTCACTACCGCGACACGATCCCCTACCTTAATGTCTTTTGCGTGCACCCACCCGTGGTATTGAAGTAATGGGTGTTCCTCGGTGACGCCCAACACGCGGCCCGTCGCCGTCGTAATTTCGAAGATAGGCTTTACCCCGTTTTCGACTACCGGCGGACAATGTACGGCCACGTACCGGGCTCGCTCAACGTCGTACGCCAATAACTCGCCGCCTTGCCAGTCTTGCGCTTTTACCCGACTGCCGTTACCGGTTATTATCGTATGGTTTCCCCGTACGCACTTCCCGTGATCCCTGGGCGCGAGTATGCATAACCGATTGTACTTGGCTATTAGTTCATCCCACGCTAAATGGTGATCCCCTATAAAAAACTTCCCATTGTAAGGTGGTTCGGAAGGCCCCATTAACAATTCCTGGGCCGTAAACGCGCAACTAACTTTGGTCAATTTAGCGGTCGTTTTACCCCAATTTATAGGCTGTTTCCCGATTATATCCCCGACAACTTTCGGGACGGTCGGTTGTACCGGGGTTTCGATAGGCTCAGTACTTTCTTCGAGTAATTTTGGCTTTTTAGGCGGAATACGAACGTGGGGAATCTGAACCCTTAGAGGTTTATCGTCATGGATTTGCTCCCGCTGCGTCATTCTGTAAATATTTCCGTACCCACGGTATTACCTTCTTCGGAAATCGTTGTCACTTCTCGCAATATCATCTTTAAATATCGGTTCGCGGATTCGTAATCCAAGGCCTTAATCACTAGCTCATTATCCAATTTATCGTAATAGATAAACGGCCTGTTTCCATCATACCGCGTAAACCTAACCCGTGGATCCATGCCCCCAACGAGAATCTCTAACGCCGTATCTAATATCTCACTACGGGATTCCACAATTAATCCCCCTTCCAACGCCTTCAATACCTCTTCAAACTCTGCTTCTTTCGGATCTTCGCTAAACGTCGCGGTTAAATGATGTTTCACCTCTAAAGTATTTCCGTAAATTCTTACGTATTTCTGAAAGTGAAAGTCTGCCCCGATACCAAGTAACTCATCCCGGATGTGTTTTAGCATTCTCCAATCTCCTTACCACACGTTTAAGCGTGCTCGTTAGTGTTTCCAAGGCAAATACTTCTGCCCGTAGTGCTACCATTTCCCCGTGCAATTCTATTATTTCCTGTTGCGCCTGATCGCATTCTTTCGTTCTTCTTATCACTGCTACACTTAATATTGCGATAGCAATTACCGCCGCTATCAACCCCACGACAAAAGCAAACTCAACCGTATTAAAACTTTCAAGCACTTCTACCATGAATTGCCTTTGCGTATTGCTATACCCTACTCATTCATTAAACGCGCTTTTAATGTCTCATAATCTTCGACTGGATAAACCACAAACGACAAATCATACCGGGTCGCTATAGCGCAAACCTCTTCGGGGCCTCCCCCGTACAACACAACGTCGTCTTTCAGCATAAAAGTTTTAGTAACTTTTTCGTCCGCAATATCCCATCTAAATTCAATTTCAATTCTGTCAGACACGCACTTATGTCTGAACGCGGGTTCGTTACTCATACCCAACCTCTTCATACAAAACATCAAACACGGTCGCCTTGACTGGATAAAGATTCCCTTTTTCGCCGCGCACTATCCAATCGCCTGGGCAAATGATGTACCCCGCTATCTTGCTTCTTTCACCCGTCATGTCTAGCCAACCGTGCTCGGAATGACGTTTCCCGCACTGGTTACACCTTCCCTCATGTGCTGCCCTATCTCTAACTTGCTTCACCTCTTTCAGAATACTATTGGAATCGTCAAAAGTTAACCATAGCTCCGCCTCGATTACGACTGGTTTTTTTCTATACATGCCCATCGCGTTCACCTTAAAAGCAAATCAACCCCTCGAATAAAGCGTTTTCAGCGCCCATTACGGTATCATGCCCGCAACAGGGGCAATCGTAATCCTCTGCGTCGGGTTCGGTATGCGGCCGCGTAAACGCGTTACACAACGTGCACCACCCCATAAAATCTTCCGCCGCCTCCCGGAAATCCTCCTCGTCCATCTGAATCATCTCTATCATCGGCTTTTCACTTTCTGCTTATCGTTAATACAACTCTCGGCTAATTCCTTGTAAGCTTCGACTTCTTTAGAGCAATCTTTGCAGCGACATTCCGCGCAAGGCGAGCACTTCACGGGCTTAGGCTTACTTACTTCCGACAAATAAACGCAGGCCAGTACTACCAAAATGAACAGGATCAATATGCCTAGAATACGCATCCTTCCTCGCCGTCAATACTCCAAGGTGACTAGAAACTCCACCTCACACTCCGGGCACACGGCCGTTATGTCGGTAGACGTAGGCGTGCCATGCTCCCCCATACCTAAATTGGGATTATCCGTCCAAAAATCCGCGAAATCCAGTAAATCCACGTCCTCATCACAATTCGGGCACTGGGTGAACAAATGGATTGCCCACGTCGCCCTATGACTTTCCTTGACCATTTCTTGCCTCGTCTAACTCTTTCCTCAACGCTGCATTTTCCGCTCGATACTGCTCAATCAAAAGTAAACCAGCTTTGCGCCGTTCCCGCAACTGCTCTAATTCCATAACCATTTCCACGAACGCGGTAGCGTATACGTGAGGATCAACGAATAACTCAATAATTTTGCTCAAATCTTCCGTTAATTGGCCCATGGCCCACCTTATTCTTTGATTACGGCGGAAAAATTAGGTTCAGAAAATTCGACATAAACTTCGGCCTTGAAAAGAGGTTTATGATCTTGATCTTCTACCTCCAATTCAAAAGTCATCCCATCGTCTAAACCGGTATAATCGGAATGAATTACTAAACCGATCTCTTCTGCGAGGGCATGATGATCTGTTTCACCCGATTCGAATTCGAATAATCCTGGCCCGGTTTGATCACTTCTGAAATAGTATTGCATTTTTAGTTCTTCTCCTTAATCAGTTTTATCATCGCTTTTTGCCCTCCCCGCACCAATCCGATTTTTCGAGCACAGGCCATTTATTCCCTTTTAATATGTTTGAATTTACACTCGGCGCGTGCCGATGGCATTCTACTTTTTCTGAATAATCCGAAAGTGTTCCGTAAATGCAATATCGACAAAACGTGATTTCTAATTCATACGCCTTAAACAATTCTAACTTGCTCTCGCATTCCGAGCATAAAATAGAAAAGGCTTCTCCCTTTTCTATCCTTTGGCCGCAAATCTCGCAGTACATTTTCCTATCCTCCATGCCCAGCTACCAATCGCTCGGGAAATACTTAAACGCTAAAACCAACATTAACCCTTACTGCACCCTGGAACCGAATGATTCGTAACGTTTATCCTTTGGTAGGTGCCCCCTTGGGCACCACCTCGTATTCTTGCCACGTATCCACGTTGTTTCGTCAACTTCCACTACTTCGCCCGTTTCCAAATCCTTTGCAAAGTATTTTACAGCAACTTGTAAAGATTCTTTATTTATCGTGATGTATTCGCCCTCTTTGTTTTTGAAAGCAACTTCCCTTTTTTCGATTTGCACCTCGTTACCTCATATTTTTTCTTCGCCCCCACATCCTCACCGGTAGCCTGTGCCACTTCGGGCTCATCCCCCCAAAAATGCATCAAGTATTCCCGGCATAACTTCAAGCGAGCACGGGAATGCTCCATCTCTCGCATACTATCCAAACTAGGCGATGCGTGCTGATATTGCTCGAGATTTACCTTATCCAAGGCTACCTGTGTTTCTAAACTCTGTTTGATTTGCTTCACTGAAATTCTCATACCGTTAGCCATTATTCATTCTCCTTCATCCATTTCCAAGCCATCTAGGACTTGGTGCATTACTTTCACTGCCCGTTCATACGCTTTGACCCAACGTCGAAACTGGGTAAACTCCGAAGCATTCAACATGCGCATCGAATAAAATATCGGATAACCATTTACACTTTGTTGTGGGGCCGCTTCCGATAAATACTCATAGAACATTACCGGCTGGTACTCTTTTATCTCGGCTATCTGCCCCGCGCTCAACACCCACAACGGTACAAATATTTTTTGTAGAACCGTTACAACCTCATCCTTAGAAATCATCTCACTTGTGAACACTTCGCCCTTGGCCGTTGCGAACGCCAATTTCTTGATCTCTTCAATCGTCTTTTTTCGAATAGCCATCTATTTTCCAATCAATCGTTATTTCAGGATTGGCTTTAATCTCTTTTCCGTTGTCATCCGTCACCACAAAATGGTTCGAATATCCCACGATTTTCTTTAAAAATTTGATATGTCTTTCCGAATATTGACGCAATAACTCGATGACTTCTTTTTTAGTGAGATGAAGTGTCTGCTTGGTTTCGTGGACAAATACCCTCATTCATACCCCTCCATTACATTCTCGTGTCCCCGGAGTTAGATTCGAACTAACACTTGCCGCGTCTTTCGTTTAGAGAAGGGGAAACCGTCAACCCAAACTTGAACGCTCCGTTTCCTGGCAAAAGGAACATAGTTCCTCGCGTCTACCATTCCGCCATCCGAGGAAAACCCTCAATCGTCACCGTAAATAGGGGGAATCCCCCTCGTCGAACGCGTACCGTAAGAACCCGTAGCTTGTAGTATCCTATGAGGGCCTTTCCCTACCACGCGCACGCCTGGGATGAACGTCACAGCCTCCGCCACGTTGTCCCCCTGCTGGGTAGTCACCTGGACCAAACACCCAACACCGTCTATCTGGAGGGCCTTAGTGGATTTCATCCAACCCTCTTTTTTCGAGGAAACCTTACACAACAGTTTCCACATATTCCCGTCCCCGAACGTCACCAAATCGGGTATGTTGGCCTTGGCTTCCGAAAGACTAATATTGTACAACGTTTTCGGCATTGAGTTACCTCGAATATGTTTGTTCTAACGCGTAGTGATCAATAAAAACATGGGAATACTCTTTCCCCTGCAATAGTTCAGCATTGGCTGAAAAACTCCGAAACTCATATTGATCCGTACCATCAAGCAATACCATGCATTGCCTGGGAAAAGTGATTATCGCAACTTCCCCGGCTAACCGCACAAACTCTTGGGCCAAAATATTGCAATGCCGATAATTGGCACCGCAAATCAAAATAGGCAACTGCTCCGCGTTTGCGCGCATTGCCAAGGCCTCGCGCAGCATATTAACCGTTTTCCCCATTACTCCCAGCCTTTTTTCTCCGCCCAACTATCCGTTACCAACAACGTACCCACCTCGCCTTCTCGATATATTTCCGAATTATCATGAACACAGGCCCACGGTATCCACTCGTCCTCACCACCAAAAAATGGAGCAGACACTAGCAAAGCAGTGATAGTTTGCCCCTTTTTTCGTCGTAGCAGAATACGGCAATTTTCAATTTTAAAAGCCATTAGTGGACCGTCCCTTCCGGGGATCCAGTCACCCATTTAGCTAAATCCTTTAGCTCTAAGCCCGTCACGTCCAAATATTCCCGAATAAACGTCATTAGGAAATTCGTTAAAAACTTGTCCAAGTGCTCTTCTTTTACGTGTTCCTCGAAAAAATCCACGATATATCGTGGGATCATCGGTCCTAGCAGGGCAATAAAATCCAAGAATGCTTCGGAATTACCCACCCCGTGGGTGTCCACCTCAATTGTTTCGGGGCCAAAAATAATATTTACTCGGTACACGATTTCCCCTTTCTGTACGCCTTTAGGGCGTATACGACACCTCGAGAAACGTCAAGCCAAAATTAACCGATTTCCTCCCACAATTTCTCGGCTACCTTTAAGTAGGCGTCTTTGGCTGGGAAAACTCGCCAGGGTACCATGTCCTCTTTCTTAGCTCGCAACAAATCCACCGCGCATTGATACGCCCACTCATAGATTATTTTCGCCCAACGATCTATCACTTCATCCCGTTTCATGGCTGTTCTCCTGACTTTGGATAATTTTTCAATTTTCATCTCCTTCATGCGGGCCATAGGTTCTACTACCGCGTCTTCGATCTCTTCTGATCCGTTCAAACCACGAGTTACCATTACCCAACACCCACGCCCTCTCGATAACACCGCTTGGTGCCCTCCCCACGATTCCCAAATCCAACACCGCCAAATTTGACCATATCCTACTGTTCCTGCACCATCGCAATGCCGACAGTCTTTCTTATCCAACAAAACACCGCACACATTCTTTGCCGTGGAAAATCCACGTCCTTTGCATCTAGGGCATTTGATCATTTCTTCCCTATCTCTACCAAACCAACCGGCTCGAGCACTAGATAGCTCTCGCCAATATGCACCACTTTAAATGTGTAATCTTTGACAGCAACGTGTTCCCCCTCAGTCAATATCATCCAATGTCTGGGCACCGGTTCGCCGTTTGGGCGAACAAGCGTACGCTGTAAAATCGCTTGTTCAAGTTCTGTGTTGTGTCTTTTTAATTGCTCTAGGTCATCTTTGTCGAATAGTTTCTCAAACTTATTTGCTTCGGGATTCATCGCCCACCTTTCACCTTCCCCTGAAAACAATTTTCTGTCATTCGATCTAACTCTTCCTCGCATTCCACTAGAGCGTCAATAGTTTCCTGTAATTCTTCCGCCTCCGTAGTGCATTCCCGAGCTTTCCCCGCGCAACCGAGGGCCAACAAAGCAAAAATCAAAATTACTTTCATATTACTCCCGCCGCTTTCTCCCCCATTACCCTTATTCAACACTTTTCCGATTTCACGCCGCAAGTACAAGCGCTATCTGTGCACAGCTTGCGGCGCGTTTCCAAGTAGCGTTTACGGGCTGGCCCGTAACGACCGCTCTTGTCACGCTCCTTCTCGCCCTCATCCCACAACCAGTGAAACGCATCACCCGTGTAGGTAATCGATTCCGGCACGTAAAACGTCGCCTCTGTATTATGGAAGTTACTTTGTACCGTGATCTTTTTCATTTTGTTTCCCTCTCTTCATTGCTCTATTTGCGACCAAACCAGCATTGCCTTGATCTCTTCATCCCTAGAAAGCTTCACAGGCTCTTTTCCATTTTCTAAAATATCCCATGCGTCTAGTAGCGCTAATTGCAAAGGACGCCAACCCCACGATATACCGGCTTCTTCCCCTAGCCGCATGGATTTGTCCACCATAGCTTTTACGAAAAGGGATTTATCCAATATCTTTATTTTCGGTAAATCCTTTTGATGCCTACAACCATCGGCCGAATCTTCTATAACCAAATGCGTCCGACACACCAAGGGCCTATCGGCATATACCATGCATTTATGATCCTCCAAAAATACACATGGAACCCGCCTATCGAACCACTTGTAATTGGTCATATCAGGCTCTCGCAGTATCTCTACCTGTTCTTGGAGCACAACAATTTTAGATTCAAAATACCTTTTTAACGCGGCGTCTTTTCTGATAACGTCCACGAGCCCAAAAACCTCGAGGGCGGAAACCGAGACGTATTGGTAACAACAATGATCGCATCCGGCCTTACATGGAGCACTCATAAACGATCTAATAAGCGTTAATGTCCTGTCCATATGAGCATATAAACTTTGCATCCCACTCACTATTCTTTTTCGCACACTAAACCTCCTCGCAGTATTCGCACAAACAGAACCGCATGGCCCTATCCCCGATTTGATACAACAACATATCACCGTCGCAGTTTGGACACATAACCGCGCTAGCAGTAACCAGGGTTACATTATTGTCCGGCACAGCCAACGCGCCTATGCCATCCCCAAAATTGTGATAGCAAACGATTGGTAGGTATTCATTTATTACCTGGACGCACAACACTGCGTCGTGATTGTTTTTGATCATTAACGGCAAATCTTCGACCGTTCGAAATGAAACGGCCTTCTGTACCGGGCCAAAACTTTCGCCATCCCAGTACAGCCTATCTGTACTTTCGATTAATAGCATGAAATTGCCCCACTTTCTCCGTAATGTCTTCCCTTACAACATCGAGGAACTGTTGAACCGTCATCGGCGACACGGTTCTTTCCCCCGATCTCCATTTTTCAATAGTTACCTCCGACACGCCCAGCGTATCGGCTGTTTCCCCGTTCGTGAGGCCTGCTAGTTGTTGTAGTAGTTTAAAAGCTTCTTTGTCCATCGTTTTTCCCTTCTTTCATATTCTCGCGCCAACGTACGCCCTTTCCCCGAGCGTACGTTGAAACGAAATTACGAATTAGAGCAAATCCCCTGCTATTGTTTGTAGCTCGTATTCTCGCTTATCATCTTGTTTCTGCGCAAACAAGCTAATAGCATTGCTCGCCCGCCACAAATTATTCCCTGGAGGCAATAACTCGACTTCCGGGCTGTTATAGAGTTCCGTCACTTCTTTGATTTCTGCTTTAGTCATCTTATTAGTCTTTCGTAATGAAGCAAAGACTTTTGCGATGTCAGTTTCGGCTGTCGCCGCTGCCCGGATAACCTCCATGTTTTGTTCCACTTTCTCGGGTAAAAAATTGTTCCTTACCAAGTCATTGACTGCGCTGGACATCGTGTCCGTATCCAGCTTAT